CTTAACCCATCAATACCATATAATGTATCAATTACTGCGTATGTATCATTCGTATCCGTTGGAGAAATAAACCCCGTTATCTTAACACCACCTAAAGGTCCAAAATCACCCATAAATTATTTTTTTTTACGAACATAACCACGCATTAACTGGACTGTTAAATGCGTTAACTGTTCTATATACGTTATAAGTTTGTGAGACACCATAAGTGTTATTAAAGGTTGTTGTACCTAAACTCACATATGGTATATTAGTACCAAAACAACCAGCAACTGAATCTTTTAAATCAGATGGTTGAGGTAAATAATCTGGTATAACTAAATACCCATATTCTGGACCACTTGGGGTCCAAGTAATATAGTTATTCACAACCCCACTTGTTAGTGTTGTTGAAAACGTACCTGTAATATCACCATTAGTTACCGTAGTATTTGAATTCATACCATAATACCATCTTCCTCTCCAGTTTTTAGAGATTGTTGACGTTATTGTGTTAAACTGTGTGTTTTGAGCACTTATCGTATAAATCACGGTTGAACCAGCTGTATTCCTAACATACGGTGTTGTTGTTAATAACTCCGAACCATCATTTACACCACCAGTCAATAGAGTTGTTGCAGTATGGTTTTCAATAATTTCTATTGTATTTGGTTGAATATTTAAACTATTAGATATTGACCACGTAAATGTTTCAGAACCACCAAGTAATTGTTGTCCTAATTCATAAACACTATCTAAATTACTCCTATTAAATGAGGTAAACGCTGGGTATTGGTAAGGGTACAATAAAGCATCCCACATTTGTTGCATTGTTTGCCCACTAAAGGTTGAACCAGCATTTATACCCCCTATTGTTGTTGGGGTTGGGGTTGTATTAGTGTAATAAACCTCACTAGACCCACTAAAACCAGATAAAATTACCTTTATATCCTCACCATCATTTCTTTCTAACACGAGTGTTGTACCACTCATATAACCATCAATAACAAATGTATCTCCACTTGTACTACCACTACCACCAATCCCACTAAGGTCAATATCAATTTCTTCACCATTAACCTTATACATGGTTAATATGTTACCAATTGTATCAGCTGTATAGATTAAATTACCTTTAAGATTAATGAAATTGTTATCTAAATCCGCATGTGAAAGTACAGAACCTAGATTTATATCCGAAAACTGCCCAGTAAACGGACTATCTTTACTCCTAAGTATTAATTTATAACTCATTTGATTTACCCTTTAGTTATAAATAGTTTAAGACAATAAAAAGAATAACTTTAATTACTAACTTTTTATATTTTTAAGTTTTACAACCAGTACATGTTCCATATCTAGCACATTCTTTAGCACAATTTGCCTTTAAATCACACCAATTCAAATCACATATATGGAATCTAAATTGGGATATACTACCAATAAATGTTCCAGCAAAATTTTCTTGAATACATAAATTTAAATCATCTGGGTCTTGCCCATCAAAAGTCATACTCTCTAACAACCCTTGTGAACCACCACCTAAACTAATATTGTAAGGCACCCCAACCTGCTTTTTCCAATATTCGCAATCAATACCTAACCTCCTAGCTATGAACTCATCAAATGGTGCAACATGTTTAAGTTTACAGTTAACGTAAAACATCAACTTACCACCCCTAGGACCTTTACTTTTTAACTCACATTCATCATATGTTTGGTCTGAAACAAACCTAATTGATATATTAGTCCACTCATCATCTTTAACCATACCACTAGCTGAAAAAGATTCTTCAATTTGACAACCACTAAGTTTAGTATCCCCAGAACAAGGGCTAACAGTCAATAAACGATATCCAATACTACCATCATCTTTAATCATAAATGCCAATGCATTATCCTCAACATCAGCCCTCCAATCTAATTCAGTTATAGGTGCTGAATCACCAGAATAATTACACACAGTTGTGCCATCAGTTTCACCAGAATTACAAGGTGAACAACCAGAATTTACACCACTACTTCTATTATAAATTAAAAATGGGTTCCTAAAATCAGTTTGTTCTTCTTTAATTGATGTAACAAATATTGAATCACCAGTAAAATTACACGCTAATTTAGTACCAAAACCAGTACCATTAGTATTACAAAATGAATTACAAGAAGTACTACCATCATATGCTCTACCATAAATCAAAAATTGGTTAGTGATTTCTGTTATAGTAATTAAAGGTGGGTTTAATGGGAAACCAAAACCACTTTCATCATGTATAATCGAAACATCAGTTTCTTTAGGTATTGTACACCATTCAGTCGAACCAGAAGTACACCCAGAAGTAGTATTTAAACCATCAAACTCGTTCCAAAACTTATTTTCAGCCCTAGTACCTAAATAAAAGAAAATACCTTTATTATCTGGATATACATCATTTAACGTTGTCCCTGTAGTTCCAGAACACAAAGTATCAGACTTATTTAACCAAAACTCAGCAGTCCAAGCTTTAGGTACTCGATTAGGTAGAATTTCATATGTTGTACCGTCAATTTTATAATAACCTTGATAAAAACCACCACAAAAATTCATATAATCCCCCAGAAGTGTTGTGCCACTAATTAATTCCATTGGATAAGTATAATTCCCAGTCATACCTGTAACCCTATTTAAAGACAATCTATTATCACCCTCTGGTATAACTAAAAGACTTCTAGTTAATGCAGATAACAGGGCAATATTTTCATAGTCATCAGGTTCTTTATCAAATGTTATTAAACCATTATCAATACCAGTCAATCCAATAGTATCTAAAGTATAACCAGTATTTGTTGCACCACTCCACGTTGCTAAACTATATATTGTGTTAGTTGAAGTTGAACCACTTGGGAATATAGTATCATTATTAAAATCGTAATGAACCACAAGACAATCACTCTCCAACGAATTTGTTTTTGAAACACAAGACTCATCTTTAGCAAGATAGAAATCATGGTATTCACTATCACTTAACCTAAGTTGTATTTTTTTCGAATTAAAATTTAATATATTTCCAGCCATCTAATTAAAATGTTTCTAAATTGGTTCTCTTCCAACCATTTTTTGTTTTTATGTATAAATATGTATCATCCCACACAATATTACCACCCGAACCAATTACGTCATTAGTGTTTTCTGGTGTATATTTCGGTAGTGTTAATTGTGGGGTACTCAAAGAAGGGCCAATAACCCACTTTCCAAATTCATCAATTTTAATGAATGAATCAACACCAGCACTAACACCGTCTGTAATTAATAAACCACCACCATTGGCGGTATCGTGTGTCCCACCATAATTCAATTCAATATTATTATCTTCAGCAGCAATTGTTTGTGTTTGTAAGATAACGTTTCTATATTCATCAGAACTAATCTCTTTAAGTGCTTCAATTAACCAAGGTATAATTTCACTATAATTAAGGGTTAACATACCATCACCTTTAGACCTCAACCTAACCATGTCTGGAATAACTTCTTTAACCTCTTGAGCTATTAAACCATAACGAGTACCATCACCCATATTAGACTCTTTTGTCCACTCATAAGAAACCCCCCTAAGATTTTTAATTTTATCTAAACCACCACTTAATTCAACAATATTTTGTTTTAACCTTCTATCAGATGCACCAGCAACAACCTTACCATTAACATCTGTCGCTATTGGGTCTGTTGAAGTTAGACCATCAATAACTAAATCTGGCACATAAATCATATCATTTGCATCCCCAACAATATTACTACCCCCTAGTATAACTGTTCTTAAAATATTATTATTAATTGTATTACCAGAACCACCAACAATAACTGAAGCGGTTGAACCAACACCAATATCGTGATTAAGTCCACCTAAAATAACGGAATAATCACCATTAGCACCTAAATTACCACTATTAAAATCAATACCAAAATGTACAAACGAACCTTCACCAGATGCCACCACTAAATTCGATGACCCAAAACCTATACCACCAGCGTGTGAACCATCACCACCAGCAATAGTTAACCACCCTTCAGCGTGAGATGTATCACCACTCGCAATCGTATCATTACCCTCAGCATGTGACCTATCACCACTAGCTGTGGTACCTTGACCCTCTGAGTGTGAGTAAGTACCACTTGCTGTAGTTCCCCTACCTTCGGCATGTGCATTAACACCATTAGCGGTTGTGTTTTCACCTTCAGCGTGAGCCGCACTACCACCAGCAACAGTTGTTGCACCCTCAGCGTGTGCTGAGTTACCACTTGCGATTGTGTTAATACCCTCAGCGTGTGAAGTAATACCACTTGCTTCAGTACCCAGACCTTCAGCATGTGAAAAACTACCACTAGCGGTTGTACCATCACCTTCAGCATGTGAATAATCACCACTAGCTGTGGTTGAAATACCTTCAGACACTGATAATGTACCACTTGCTACACCACCACTACCTTTTAAAACTGCCGAGTTAGTCCCAGTTCCAGCCGACCATATTAAAGAACCTATTACTGCTGAACCGTCCACAACCATTCCATTCGCATCTAATGCTAATGGTGTTACAGCCGTTGTACCATTAAGTGTTTTAATATTTAATTTTTCAACATGTGCTGTATTAGCTGATACTGAAGTTATATTAGAACCAATAATATGTGAATCATTATGTGTTACAGTATTGCCATACCCACCAATAACAGAAGAGTTATTACCACTAGCTGTATTATTATAACCCCCACCAATAGTTGAATAATAACTAGTAATATTATTACCTTTACCACCAGCAATAGTTGAATAATAACCATAATTAGTGATGTTATTACCATAACCCCCACCAATTGATGAAAAAACCCCACCAGTCTTATTTTCTCTACCACCAGATATTGTACTTGTTACACCAGTAGACGAATTATCCTGACCACCACCAACAACTGAATACTTACGATAAGCCACATTATTACCTAACCTAGGTTCAATAGCCGAATCAGAAGGGGTCACACTATTATACCTATATGGTGTGTCACCAGTTGATGCAATATCATTAACGGTTATAGTACCACCAGTGTTGTTAGTCAAGGTAAGTGTATTGGCACTAAAAGTACCACCAGATATAAATACATCACCACTACTAGTACCACTCAAAGGTTCCCATGTTGCCATACCCTCAGAATCTGACGTTAATACATAACCATTAATCGCCCCGTCAGTAATCATTAATTTTTTTGTCTTATGAATACCTTGAACATCAGACCATATTGTCCTACCAGTGTAATCTAGCGTGTTAGCTGAAATAAAGAACACATCATCTGAAATAACAGAACCAGTGAAAATACCTGGGGACACTTCATTAATTGTTGTAACTTCAAATTCAAATGATGTCCCTGTATAATCTAGGTAACTAAGATTACCATCAATAACTTGGGAGGTATTACCAACAAAGACATCCCCACTATCTTGTGTGGTAGCACTATTACTTAATGTTAATGCTGAAAAAACCCCCTGTGCAATATCCATCCTAGAATCCCCAAAATTAAACACTGTTGTACCTGTATTACCAGAAAATGTACTAACCACATTTATAATTGAACTAGTTGAGCCAGAGTCAGATGGGTCTGGACCAGTAGTCATTGCACTAAACGGAACCCCGAATACTGTAGTACCAGAAAAATCTTGTGATTCCCTAGTTGGAAGTTTATGTTGTCTATTATCTTGAAAGTTTATTTTAGTTCTAAAGGACATAATTCATGTTTTTTAATAAATATTGTAAATTTTAGTATATTTATTAGTAAAGTAATAATTATGTCAACGTTTAAAAAGAAGGAATTAAAAAACTACAAACCAAAAACTAACAAATATGATAAATTAGAGTTAGATGAATTGGTTGATGCTGATGGTTCACCAATAGGTAATGGTGAGGGTAGTAGTCGAAATCCAGTAAGTGATAGTGAGATAGAAACCTCACCACAAGGTACTACTGATGACTATGCAAATGATGCGATTCAGCCAAATAATTATTTTTACGGGTTGGGTGGTACAGCTTACAGTCGTGGTTATCATGTACAAGGTGAAAATATTGAAAACGAAGACACAATAGCTGAGGCTAAAATGAAAAAGATAATTGAAGATTTAACTAATAAAGGCCAATATCGAGATATGGTTAAAAGATATAAAGATACCGATATTAATAGAAATAATATACCTGATTTAGAAGAATTAGTTACAACACATAAAAAACCAATTGTCGCTAAAAAAGCACAATCATTATTAAAAACATTTGATATGAACCATTTAAATGGTGAAGAAATTGGTATCGTTATTAATTATATTTTAACTAATATTGATTTAAATAATATCCCACAAGATTATAAAAATATATTAAAAAGAAGTTTATAATGCCTAATTTAGATTTAAAAAACCAACAATTTAAAGTTAATAGTAATTTTACTGATTACTTTGGTGGGAATGATTCTGCCTCATATGAATACATGAATAAAGTCAAATCCGAATTAAAAAATAAAAACAATAAGACACCTAACGAAGATAAGGTGTTAACGTGGATTGAAAAATCACTTAAAACACAAATTGATGCCGTTGAAGCACCAAAAAGAATAACTATGGACACTGGGGGACAAGGGGACAAAGTTGGTGGTAACGCTTTTAAAGACACACACAATAAAGACCGAGATAACGCAAACCCAACAAAGGTTAGGATGCCTAAAATCCATAAGGGTAAGGTTAGTAGACAAATAATGACAAATAAAGTACAATATGAATCAATTGAAGATGAATTAACAGAAATCAGATATTTAATAGAGTACATGAATAACAACAAAAAACAATTATAATTATGGCAAGTAATAAATTAGAGGAAGCAGCATTGTTACAAAGAGCAGCATTAATACCATTAAACGGGTACAATAGTTCTGATGTATCACAAAACTATAACCCAAGTCACACTAACGCATTGTCGGATGGTGATTTAAAAGGTAAAGGAACTGGAACACACTTAGACACATATAATGGTGGTGGTGATTTTGACATTAACGGAAACCCAAACATTGTGGGTTCTGGTAGAATTCAAAACTTAGTTATTAACCAATACAACGATAATAATGGTTATACTGCCCCAGATACATCTGGTAACGTAGGTCAAGTTACAATATAAAAATTTCTAATGAAGCTTTACAATCTATATAAAGAGCTTATAATGGAAAACACAGCACGTAACTCCATAATAGATGCTATCGATAACCATTATCGTGTATCAATCTATTACGAAGGTGATGATAATACTGCAGCTGGTAAGCGTACTATTGAGGTATACGCATATGGTACGTCCGTAAGCGGTAATCAAGTGATAAGAGCTTACCAAGTCTTCGGTGACACGAAGACAGTAATACCACAATGGAAGTTATTTAGGGTTGATAGAATCTCTAGATGGGAACCACAAAATTTCAAGTTTTACGGTCCTATATCAGATAGAGACCCAAGTATTGGGAAATACAACCCGAATGGTGATAGAAGTATGGTAGGTTCCGTGTATAATGCAAAATTTTAAAATAAAACAATATGAGTAATCAAAACCCATTACCACCAGCAGATTTAAGTAAACTTAAGAATATTCTTGGTAATGCTAAGGCTATCATGAGAAAAACAGAAGGTGGTAACTATGAGACTGGTAACGTTAGTTTAGATACTAGTGTTTCTGGAAATCAATTAGTTGAGGGTAATCAACAAACAGGACAACCCCAACAAATGAGTAACCCAACAAATAATCCAGCACCACAAATTGTTAATGGGCAAGCAAAATACAGGAACATGGAAACATCTAAGATGCCTTCTTTTATTAAGGAAGCGATGCAGAATAACCCAATACCACAAATGAGTATGGCTGGTAATACTTTTTCATTAGAAGACATGGGTGACTTAGTTGACAAACCAATACCAACACAAATGAAAAACCCTAAAAGACCAGCTCAAATTCAAGAGCAACGTCAAGCACCACAGGTACAACAAAATGTAAATGATTCATTTACTGTTAGTGAAACTGCATTAAGAGGAATCATTAAAGATGTGGTAAAGGATGAATTATTAGAATTCATGTCAGAAACTTTCACAAAGAAATTAACTGAACAAGCAATTAAAAGAACCATCAACACCCTAATAAAAGAAGGTAAGTTGAAAACTAAGAAACCAGTTAACGGTTAATACTTAAACAATATTTTTAAAAAGCTCACATTTATGTGAGCTTTTTTTATTTACAAATGAATTTTGTTTCATATCCTTAAAATAAAATACTTTCATTATGAAAAATAATAAAATTAAAGTACTAGTGGTACCAAGCGATAGAACTGGTGTTAGTTTTTTTCGCTCTACTAAACCACATTTGTATTTAGAACAAATGTTTCCAGAAGAGTTTCACGTAGATATTGATTACTCACCACAATTAGATAATGATGAATGGTTAAAACAATATGATGTTGTACATTACCACAGAACACTTGGGCCATACGAAAAGATGGGTCAATTAGTTGAGAGACTTGATAATCTTGGGATTGTTAGTGTTATGGATTTGGATGACTACTGGGCACCAGGTACCCACCACCCAGCTCACCTAATCATTAAGAATAACGAATTAGATAAAAAGATTGTAAGTAACCTACAAGTTGCTAAAAACGTAACCACAACAACACCATTGTTTGCGGAAGAACTTAAAAAGTTAAATAAGAACGTACACGTATTACCAAACGCAATTGACCCCAAAGAAAAACAATTCATACCTAATTTAGAAAAATCAGATAGGATTAGAATTGGCTGGCTTGGTGGTTCTTCACACTTGAAAGATTTAGAAATATTAAAAGGATTAGTTAGTAAACTTAAAGCAGATAGATTAATCGATAAAGTTCAATTTGTTCTTTGTGGTTTCGACCTTAGAGGGCAAGTCACTATGATTGATAAAAACACGGGAAAACAAACCCAACGAAAGATTCAACCTAAAGAATCTGTTTGGTACAAGTACGAACAAATTTTTACAAATAATTATGATATTGTTAGTCCAGAATATAAAGAACATTTATTAAGGTTTACTAAGGAAGAATTTTACGGAATTAAAAATGAACCATATAGAAGAGTTTGGACCAAAAATATTAATAGTTATGCATCTAATTACAACTTATTTGATATTTCATTAGCACCACTTGAAGAAAATAAGTTTAACAAAATGAAAAGTCAGTTGAAGGTAATTGAGGCTGGATTCCATAAAAAAGCGATTCTTGCCCAAGACTTTGGCCCTTATCAACTAGATTTAAAAAGTGCATACGAAAAACCAACTAGTAAGAAGGAACAACCTAAATTTAATGAAGATGCGAATTCATATTTAATTAAGTCTGAAAAAAATCATAAAGATTGGTATAAACATTTAAAAACCCTAATTAAAGAACCAAAAAAAATTAAATTATTAGCAAATAACCTTAATAAGACTGTTAAAAACACTTATTCGTTAAAAACAACTACAGAAAATAGGAGAAAATATTATCTAGACCTTGTGAGTGGCATTAAAAAACCATAACTTTGTAAAGTATTTTAAATGGTATACCTATAAAAACAAATAATTTTATAGGTATACCATTTAAAAAACAAATAAAAATAACAAAGACTTAATTTTTTTTTATGTCTATTACGAGAGAAGAAACTGTTAAAAACGCTAAAAAATATTTTGAAAGTGGTGAAAAGTATGGGTTCATGACTTTAGCACTACAAGATAGGTTAGGCGCAAAATTTATTGGTGCACCCGCATCAACTAGAACTGATTTATTTAACGCATATGAAGGTGGATTAATTAAACATCTATTAACTATTACTAAATACGCCGTAAAATTAAAAGATATAACACCTAACGGTGATAAAATCGATATGAAATCTTTAATAAAAGTGTGTTGTCTACATCAAATTGGTAAAACAAACCTTTATGTTCCTAATGATTCAAAATGGCACAATGATAGAGGTATGATGTATGAGTTTAACGATTCATTGGTATCTATGCAAGTTGGTGAACGTTCTGCACACATGGCTATGTGTTGTGGTGTTGAATTATCTGAAGATGAATTTCAAGCAATTGTTAATCATGATAAAACCGATGATGATAAACAAGCTAAGTGGCATTCAAATACACTTGCAGTTATCTTAAGGCAAGCTAATGAGCTTGCAATAATGGAAGAAAAAGGTAAGTGATATGGTTAGAACAAATAATGATAGTCTAATGTCACAGATGAAAAACAAATTAGCAGAGGCACTAGACCCGACTAATAAATATACTCATGAGGAATTTATTAAAGAATATGGTGAAAAAGATTTTATGGTTTCTAACCCAGACCATATGAAAATAGAATTCAAGTTTGTTAATAACTCAAACAACCAAGACCCAGAATACGCCACTAATGGTTCATCTGGTTTTGACTTGAGAGCAAACTTAAAAGAATCGGTAACACTTGGGATTGGTGAAAGAGCCTTAATTCCAACAGGGTTACATTTTCAAATCCCACCAAATTTCGAAATACAAGTTAGACCAAGAAGTGGATTAGCATTAAAGAAAGGTATATCAGTGTTAAATTCACCTGGTACTGTTGATGCTGATTATCGTGGTGATGTTGGTGTGATATTAATTAATCATGGTCAAGAAGAATTTGTAGTTAAGCACGGTGAAAGGATAGCTCAAGCGGTAATCGCAACAGTTATGTCTAAAACCATAGTTAACTTAAACAAAGTAGAGTCTATCGATAATAACACCGAGCGTGGTTCTGGTGGCTTTGGACATACTGGTACAAAATAATTAAAATATATGAAAGATATTAAATTTGATTTTAATGATGTGTTGATTCAACCAGCACAGATTACTGATATTTCATCAAGAAGTGAAATAAACCCATTCGATGCGTTTGGGTTTTTGCCGTTAATAACGGCACCAATGGATACTGTAATAAATGCTGAGAACCAACAAGTGTTTTTTGATAATAATATCATCCCTTGTCAACCAAGAGGTATTGAATCTGGACACCAAGGTTTCACATCTTATTCTCTAGTTCAATTCAAAGAGAAGTTTATTGACCAAGATGGTGTTGAACTTACATCAAAAATTCTAATTGATATGGCTAATGGTCATATGAAGGAATTAATTGAGGTAACTAAGGAAGCTAAAGAGATTTATCCAGATATGGTTCTAATGGTAGGTAATGTCGCTCACCCAAGAACATATCTAGAATTATCAAATGCTGGTGCTGACTATGTTAGAGTTGGAATTGGTAATGGTGGTGGATGTCTAACAACACAACAATTGGGTGTCGGATACCCAATGGGTTCATTAATTAGAGATTGTTTCCACATGAGTCTAGCTTTGGATGAGCCAGCTAAAATTGTTGCTGATGGTGGGATGAAAGATTATTCAGATATCATTAAAGCATTAGCATTAGGGGCTGATTATGTGATGGTTGGAAGTATCTTCAATAAAGCACTAGAGAGTGCTTCACCTTGTTTGAAACCTAACACTAAATTAGCTGGTGGTAAGTGGGCTAAAATTGATTTAGAGGCAGCACAATTGAGATTGAATGCGGGTCAAAAGGTTCACAAAATGTTTAGAGGTATGTCAACTAAAGAAGTTCAAAAAGAATGGGGTGTTGAGAAACTTAAAACATCTGAGGGTATCGTTAAGTACCAAGAAGTTGAATACACTATTGATGGTTGGGTTGAAAACTTCGAATCTTACTTACGTTCAGCTATGAGTTATACTAACTCTAGGGAACTTAAAGCGTTTTGTGGTGGTGTTAAAATGATTCGAATAACTGATAACGCCTTAAATAGGTTTAAAAAGTGATATTAAAAACCAAAAAAGAAATAAAAAGTAGAATTAACCAACTAAATACTGAAATAAGTATGAGTAATTATTATGATGGTTGGACCCTTAAAGGGTTGAAAAAAGAATTAACTATCTTGAAAGACAGACTTGATAGAATTAGAAAACGAAAATAAAAATGTTAACAGTTGTATATTGCACAAAAGAAAGTAAACCAGAACACAAAGAACACTTAATTAAGTCCTCTGGTTTACATAAACACATTGAGGTAATCGAAATCATAAATAAAGGTGAATCACTAACTAAATGTTATAATCGTGGCTTAAAACAAGCTAAAAACGATATTATAGTATTTTGTCACGATGATATAATTATTGAAACCAAACAATGGGGTAAGAAACTAATGAAACAATTTGATACTAATGAACAGATTGGTATTATAGGTGTTGCTGGTTCTAAATTCATGAACACCACTGGTAGATGGTGGGATGACAGAAAGACAATGTATGGTCGTGTTAAACACACACATAATGGTAAATCGTGGTTATCCGCATATAGTCCAGACCAAGGGAATAACCTAGAACCAGTTTTAAACGTTGATGGTGTGTGGTTTGCTGTACATAAAGAAAGAATCAAAGAAGAATTTGATGAATCTGTTGAAGGTTTCCACTTTTATGATGTTGATTTTTCATTTTCAAATCACTTAGCTGGTTGTGGTGTAGCTGTAACAACAAAGATTAGGGTTAATCACATGTCAATTGGTGAAACAAATGATGAGTGGGAAGCAAATAGAGTTATCTTTTCTGAAAAACATAAAGAACGGTTACCACTTAAAATAAATCAAACTTTTGAAAATAGACGATTAAAAATTTTATTATGTTGCCTTAGTTTTAAAAAATTAACTGGCTCAGAATTATCAACATTTGAATTAGCAAAAAATCTAATTGAAAAAGGTTGTGATGTTTCAATCTATTCCAATATAGGTGGTCAACTATCAATTGAGGCCAAAAAATTAGGTATTAAGTTATATGATATAAACAACCCACCATCATATCGTTTAGGTGATGGTGTCTGGACGTTAAAATCAAATAAAGGTGATATTATAAAATCAGAACCAAATAAATTTTATAAAATAAATAACATTGAGTTTGATGTGATACAATGTAATCACAAACCAATTACTCAGAGGATGTTAAATTTATACCCAAATAGTAAGTTTGTTAACATTGTTAGGTCAAGATTATTAGAATTAGAAGACCCTATTATTGATGATAGGATTACTGATTATATCGCAATCAATGAGTTAGTTAAAAATCATTTAATTAATGAATTTAGTATACCTGAGAAAAAAATTAAATTAATTTACAACATTGTTGATGTTAAAGACACTAACATGAATAATTTCATTAAACCAGAAAAAAAATTATTCGTATTCCCAGGTACAATGAATTATTTAAGGAAAAAACCAGTCCATGATGCTGTTGAATATACAAAAGATAAGGGTGAATTATGGTTAATTGGTGACGACAATGATTTTGGTTACGCTAAAAAGTTATCTGAAGAAAACGAACACGTAAAATATATTAGTACCACTAAAGATATGGGTTCGATATATACAATATGTGATACTGTGTTAGGTTTACATTTAGGTAGAACATTAATTGAGGGGTTAGTTAGTGGTAAAGAATGTATTGGATATGATGTTGATAAGGTTGGTAATATACTTAATCGTGAGGATATCACAAAAATGTATGATATTAATTTATTTTCAAAAGAACAAATAATTAATAGTTATATTGATTTATATATTGACCACTATAATAGATATTAATTTTTCTTTAATATTTTTATATTTATATATAAGATATATTAAATTATTGATACAAAATTAAATAATTACAAAGTATGTGTGTAAATAAATTTTCAAAAACGATAAAAATTGGTGACAATGTTAAAATTGGTGACAATGTTAAAATTGGTGATTACTGTATTATTGGAGATAATGTGGTGATTAGTAATGGTGTTATGATTGAACCGTTCACAATTATTGAAAGTGGTGTTAAATTAAATGATAACACTAAAATTGGTTCACACACAATACTACATAAAAACTCAATTTTTGGTGAAAACACTATAATAGGACCATATTGTGAAATTGGTGCAGATTTATTAGTTGGGTCAAATTGTATCATACAGGGTAGAAACAGAACAGCCAATGAGTGCACTATTGAGGATAATGTAACCATTAAATACGGAACAATATTAACATCAAAAGTCTTATTAAAAAAGAATTCTTTTTTGGGACCAAACGTTATAACTTTAGGGTCAACACATGAACGTATAACCAAACACGGTACCACTATAGGTGAAGATTGTTTTATTGGTGCTGGTACAATAATAAATAGTCAAACTATAATCGGGGACAATGTAGTAACTGGGGCACATAGTTACGTAAATAAGGATATTAAAGATTCTGGAATATATGTTGGTACACCTATAAAAAAAATTAAATAATTATGTGGATAATAGATGATAAAAATAATAAAATACATGAGACCGCAATAATATGTGATAACGTAACATTAGGGTCTAATAATATAATCTACCCATACTGTGTTATTGGCATGCTTGGATTCATAAGAGGTAAAGATGAAGGTACTGGTGAAATAATTATTGGTGATAATAATAAACTTGGTAATCATGTCATAATTATGTCTAGTTTTGAAGGTAAGACTATAATCGGTAATGATAATTTAATTATGAATTATGTAAATATTGGTCACGATGTCATTATTGGTAGTAATAATGAAGTAGGTCCTAGAAGTATTCTTGCTGGATGGTCATCTATTGGTGATAATAATAAATTAAAAATAGCGGTTAATGTCAGAAATAGGGTTAAAATTGGTAATACCAATATTATCGGTATGTCATCCAATGTTGTTTCTAACATAGATAGTGACACACTATCATACGGTAACCCATGTAAGTTTGTAAAACCTTTGATTGATGGAAGATATTAAAGTAAACCCATTAATCGCAACAGTGATATGGGGTAGATTTGATTTATTTAAAATATTCGTTAAACATTATCAACAATTTGGATTTGACATTCTAGTTATAGGTAGTGAAGGTAAATCTAGTAGGGATTTATGTGAAAATCTAGGTTGTATATATATCGAACACCCAAACACCCCACTAACAAAAAAATTCAACAAAAGGGTTGAGTATTTTATGAAACACAAAGAATACACACATCTTTTTATGGTTGGAAGTGATGATTTTCTTGACAAAAAAGGTATGGAATTACTTTTAAGACACAGTAAAACATACGATATCGTTCAATGGAATGACATTTACTATTATAACATGGTAACTAACGAAACTATATACTCCTACGGTTACAAAGGGACAAGACGTAATGGTGAACCCTTAGCACCAGGTCGATGTATTAGCAGGAAAGTAATTGAAAAATTAAATGGTTCATTATGGGGTGTTAACACTAATTCATCTCCAGACTCTAAATTATGGGCCAACTTAAAAAAGAACAACAATAGTATAACATTATCATGTAGGGATAATTCAGTAATATTAGTTGATGTTAAAACACCTAAAAATAAAAACTCTTTCGATAAAATCATAACTTACGGTATTAAAGCTGGTGTTGATGGTGAAACTAATATGGATATTGTTGACATGTTAAATGAAGCCAAACTAAAATTAGACCCGTTGAGTAACTTAATTGATAGGAATAAGGTAAGGTCTAAAATTTTAAAAAAAATAGACAATACAAATTATAATCAACCTAAAAATATTAAGGAAAAACGAAAAATAGAAAAGGAAAGTAAATTAATCGAACAGAGAAAGAAAACATTAGCTAAAAATAAAAGTAGGAAACCTAAACACACTAAAGTTAAAAGTAATAATATTGATTTAAAGAAAAAGTTTACCAGTGAGGTACAACAACTTAAAAAAAAAAAGACTCTAACAAACGGGAGACAAAGACCGATAAGATAATTAGAGATATTAATAATTCACCAAGTAGTATACAAATAAATAAACGATAATCTTGCCTATACTTAAAATTTTACATATATTAGACATATGAGGTTAGTAAAATGGGTAAAAAATAAAATGGTTGATGTAGCCTTAGCTATGTCTAAGGTTGAGGAAGATACATTATCACAAGGGGGGCTTAATGTTGAAGGTGGTATTGGTTCTTATCAAAGGGTAAATCAAGGTCGATTATCAGATTCATTACAAAGAGGTGAAATCACCCAAGAGGTAAAGGAACTTAGGTGGAGAATGTATAAGATAATGAAAGCAACCGATGGTGTTACAGCAACAATTAATGGTTACGATGAATACGGTATGCCAATTGTTGAGGTCAAAGAGAAATCAAAGAAAAGATACCTTAAAAACATTAAGGTTGATGCTGAGGATTCATACAAACCAATTATGGTTGTTGATAATTCTGAGGTTACTTTGGGTGTGTTCTTGGAAAATGTTGAGGAACTACCACCAGAAGAGATTGCAAAGACAATTGAAATCACTAGGAACGAAGCTACAGGTAAAGATGAAGGTCGAGCTAGTATTGGTAAGATATCAAGTAAAACATTAGATTCCAGTAATAAATCGGATAGACCAATTAAGATTATTAGGGATATTAGAACTAAATTTAATATTGAGGATTACACAAATAAAATGGTTGTAAGGGAAATTGGTGAGACTGAAAGACTCTTAGAGTTTTATGTGTCAATATATCCAGATGAATATAATAAGAAATCAAGATTTTTTTTAAGTGAATTAAAAAGAGCCACTAAAAACCCAAGAGCTTGTAACTCGTTAGACATTAATGGTGTTAATTATATCACCTCAAATACTATGGGTGCTAGTGATTATGAGTTATACGAATATGGAATCAGTGGTATACATAAGATTGTTGAATTCGATGGTCACTACGTGATTAAGTTTAAAGCTAATGTTACAACCAACGGTGAGAATATCATCGATAAATTCCGTGAGTTAGAATTAGATAAACGTTACGAGAATAAGGAAGTGAAGTAATGGGAAAACAACCGTTTGTTGTTGTATACAAAAGACCTAGAGGAAGAAAACACCTTTTAAAGGTTCTGTATATGAACTTAGAAGATATAATTGACACGAAGAAAAGGAAACCACCAATTCCTCATGAATATGAACTAATTGAGATTGGGTGGGGTGAATCCTTTGTTGAGAAATACAAATTAGAATACAATATTAAAGAAATCGATAAAGATGAGTGATAGAATTAAACAAGTACTAGTCGTACGTAAGGATTTAAAAATGAGGCGTGGTAAGGAGAATGCGCAGTGTTCTCACGCATCACAAGCGTTTATGGTTAAAACATATCTTAATGGTGGTAAACCCACAAAAGAAGCTATTGAATGGTATCAAACTGAACAAACAAAAATTTGTGTTTCAGTTAATTCTGAGAAAGAATTATTACAGATATTTCAAGATGCAAAAAACAAGGGGCTTGAGGCTCACTTAATTACAGATGCTGGGCACACCGAATTTAAGGAACCTACTAAAACCGTTGTGGCTATAGGACCAAACAAAGAGTCACAAATCAATAAACTTACTGGTGGTTTACCTCTAAGGTAAGATATTTATAATTAAAACAATATATGGCTAGAAAGCAAGAAGTTAAAAAGACTGTACATGACACAATAAGTTTAATTCTCCCAACGAGATATAGGTTAAAATGTAAAAATCACGTTCAGAAAGATTTTGCTAATCTTATCACTAATAAAGAAATAATTGTGGCTGCGGGACCAGCTGGAGTAGGTAAATCTTATGTGGCAGTGGCTAGAGCGATTGAATTACTACAAAACAAATCAAACAGCTACAATAAAATTCAAATCGCAACTTCTGGTGAGGGTGTCGGTAAAGACCGTGGATTTATACCAGGTTCTTTACGTGAGAAGATGGAACCAGAAATGGGACCTGTAATTAGTATCTTTGATAAAATAATTGGGAAATCAAAAAGAATCCAACTAGAAGAGGCTGATATATTAGTCTTGGGTCCATTAACTTATATGAGAGGGGCTTCTATCGATAACACCATCCTGTTGATGGAAGAGGCTCAAAACACTTCCCCATTCGAATTGAAATCATTATTAACTAGAATTGGTGAAAATTCAAAATTCATTATTTCTGGTGACCTTGACCAATCTGATAGGTTTAAGTATGTAAATCAATCTGGATTATATGATGTACTACACAGACATAGAAATATTGATGAGATTGGGTTTATTCAATTTGAAATAAAAGATATCGTTAGGAACCCATTAATTTGTAAAATATTATCTAACTATAAAATTTTGGCCTCAGAAGAACCAAAAAAAACCATTAAAAACAAACAGAAAGAATACATTAAAAAAAATAAATCATTTAAGGACTCTAGATTCATATTATGGATTAGGAAAAATTTTAAATGGTAAATATATTAAAAAACATAAAAAACCACTATATAGTGGTTTTTTTTTTACTTTTAATGTTTACATCCCACCTTTTATTAATATTATTATTCATATAATATAATAATATGAAAATAGGGATAACATTAAATGAGGTGATTAGAGACTTCATCGGTCAGTTTGAATATACTTACGATAAGTATATTGGTAAATCTGAAATTAAAGAAGGGGATGTTACTAGTTTTGAATTAGAAAAATATTTTCCATTTCCTAGCAAAGATGAGTTAAATAAGTTTTTATATTCTGAAGCATCTTTAGAAATATTTGGTCACGCAGACCAATTACATGAAAACATCATGAGTCTATTCAACATATTTCTTATGGACATTGAAGATGAGGAAGAACATGAAATTATTTTAATTAGTAGGGAAGCCATTAAAAGTATTCCAGCAACTTTATTCTTCTTATCTAAGTTAGGGTGTAGAGCAAAGAACTACAAATGGGTTTCAAAACATGAGGATAAATGGGGTGATGTTGATATTTTAATCACAGCCAACCCAGAAGCACTGAAATCTAAACCAGAAGGTAAAATATCAATTAAAGTTAATGCATCATACAACAAGGGTGTTGAGTCTGATTTTGAGATTAACACAATTATGGATTTTATGGATGAATCAACAAGAGGTAAAATATTAAATAGTAAAATAATAACAAATAAATTAATTAACTAATATGATTAACATTGGTGGAACTATGTACTATATTAACTTTGAAGCTTTAGACGAACTTATTTCTACGGATGATAGTTTAAAAGCTCAAGAAATTAAAGAGACAGAAAATAAAGAATCTTATGATGATAAAGGTAATTTAATAAGTAGTGTTTTAACTACTAAAACTTATCTAAAAAGTAAAGAAATTGATGGTGCAAGGTATGATTGTGTAGGTTTGATGCTACAAATCATAATGAATAGTGATGTTGAACTCGATGGGACATTAGGTTTTGAAAGAGCACTTAAATCACAACCACTTAATTGGCAAATCGCATACAATACATTAATACATAACGGTATTTTAATTGCTGAAGAAGAAGAATAGGATGTATAGTAAAATAAAAAAATTAAAAATTTTTTAAAATGAAAGACAAAAAACAAGAAGAAATTAAAAAAATAACAGATGCAATTGAGAGGTTAGATAATAAAAACTTCGGGTTATATTTTTTTACATTAGACACAAAAGGAAACCCAACAGCTGGTATCGCTAACATTTATGAACACGTTAAGGTTTTAAACAATCTAGGGTATAAAGCTAATATCTTACATGAAAAAGATGATTACCATGGTGTTCAAGATTGGTTGGGTGAGGAATATACAAAATTACCGCACGTATCTATTGAATCACAAGGCTTAAGTATAACTGCAACTGACTTTATTATCATACCTGAGATATTTGCAGGATTGATGGACCAAGTAAAGGGGTTACCTAGTAAGAAAATAGTTTTTTCACAATCATATAATAGCGTATTAGATATGCTACCAATAGGTAAAAGATGGGCTGATTATGGGTTTTTTGATGTAATCACCACATCAAATAAACAAGCCACCTATTTAGGTCACCTATTCCCCAATTTAAAAACACATGTTGTTCCAGTATCTATACCAGATTACTTTAAACCAACTAAATTAATGAAAGAACCAACCATAGCAATCTCTTCTAGAGACCAATCAGACGCACTTAAGATTGTTAAATCATTTTATTTACAATACCCAACGTATAAATGGGTTACATTTAAAGACCTTAGAGGATTACCAAGAAAAACTTTTGCAGAAGAATTGGGTAAGAGTTGTTTAGGTATTTGGGTTGATGATAATGCGGGTTATGGTACGTTTCCACTTGAAGCTATTGAATGTGATACACCAGTAATAGGTAAAATACCAACACTAGTACCAGAATGGATGGAAGCTCCATCAGAAAACAACACAAATGAAATCACAATTACCAATAACGGTGTGTGGACAAACAATTTTCTTAATATTCCAGAATTAATCGCAACCTACATGAAAGTGTGGTTAGAAGATTCAGTACCAGAGGATTTACTATCTGGTATGAAAACTATTAAGGGTGTGCACTCCGAGGAAAACCAAGTAGCTAAAATTAAAGAAATATATGGTGGTATCATCACTAATAGAAAAGAAGAGTTCGAAGCTATGTTAAAATTACATGAAGAAAATAAAGAAAAATAATGGCTAAAAAAACAAATAAAACAGACATCACTGTAATTATTCCTGTTCACGATTTAACAGAGAAAACAGAAAAATTATTTACTAACGCCGTATCTAGTGTGGCAGACCAATTTGTTAGACCAGATACATTAATGATTGTTGTTGCATCTTCGATTAAGAAGGTAATTGATAATTTTGATTTTGGTGAAGTTGCAGATATTGTAACTATCGTTGAAAATAAAGGTAATACGGATTTTGCATCACAATTAAACCTAGGTGTATCCAAAACCAAAACAACTTGGTTTAGTTTATTGGAATACGATGATGAATTTTCTAAAATATGGATTAAAAACGTTAACCAATACAAAAATGTTTATAATGATGTGGAAATGTTTTTACCAATTATTGTTGATGTAAATGAAAATGGTGAATTTTTAGGTTTAACTAATGAAGCTGTTTGGGCTGCTGAATTTTCTGATGAAATGGGTATACTTGACAATACAGCATTATTAGCTTACCAGAATTTTAACTTTGACGGTATGGTAATGAAAAAAGAAACATATGAAGATATGGGCGGTATGAAACCATCAATGAAATTAACATTTATTTATGAATTTTTACTAAGAGTGACACACTTTTCAAGTAGAGTAATGATTATACCAAGGTTTGGGTATAAACACGTAAATCAAAGGGTAGGTGGGTTGTTCCAAACATATAAAAATGAATTATCAGCTGATGAGGCTAGATGGTGGATGGCAACAGCTAAAAAGGAATCTTTTCACCACGAAGATAGAAACATAACGTACGATAAGGGTGAGTAAATGGCTGAAAAAAGAGGACGTAAAAGAAAAAACGATTTGTATTTTGGTCCAAATGAAGAGAAAGCTGTTATCGAATTTTTAACATGTGAAGACCCTATTGAAAGAAATATGATTTACAATAAGTGGTTGAGGTTACCACTTGATAAAATGATTGAAAGTATCATTAGGAGGTATAAACTTTATAGGAAAACATATTCCTTTGAAGACCTCCACAGTGATACTTTATCATTTTTAATCACAAAAGTAGAGAAATTTGACCACACTAAAGGAGCTAAGGCTTATTCTTATTTTGGAACGATTTGCAAGAACTATATCTTAATGTTATTAATTAAAGATGATAAGGGGGTTAGACAAAACGCTTCATTTGAAGATGCATTTAACACCATTCAGGATAGAGAAGATTTAACATACCACTTAAGTGACACTGATTATGAACTATCTGACTTCATTAAAACACTGTCAGACGAAATTAAAGAAGAACTGGAAGTGGAATATGAATCTAAAAAAAAGATAACAGAAAACGAGCGTAGGGTAGGTGAAGCACTAATTGATATTTTAGATAACTGGGAGTTTATATTTGAAAATATGGAAGGTGGTTCTAAATATAATAAAAATACGGTGTTAGCTACTATTAGAGATTATACTAGTTTAACCACTAAAGACATACGTGTCGCTATGCGTAGATTTAAAAAACTATATGCTTTCATTAAGGAAGATAAGATAGATGAAGGTTATTTGTAAAAAACTAAATTAGTAAATATTTATTACTAGGGAATAACATAAAATAAAAACTATAATAATTTGCCTAGAAAGAAAAAACAACAAATTAAAGTTAACAACTCAACAAGTCTTGAAGGTTTGATGCAAGAAGTTTATAATGATGCTTGTACTCAAATAAATGACGCTCAGAGAACTATTAACGAACTAATTAATTCAACTACTGCTGAAGATGTTGATGATGCCACTAAAATTTCCAAAGCTAAAACCGATGCTCAAAAAATTAAAGAATCTGGTGTTAAGATTAAATTAGAGGTAGCTAAATTACAAGCTGACATCATAAAACATAATGGTAGTTTAGAAGATGTTAATCAAGCTAGAACCAGTAACGGTGCACCATCATTAGACGATTTTAAAAAATTAAGGTCTTGGGTTAAGAATGGTGGTGACGATAATAACGGTAGTGAAACTTAAATATTAGTTAGATGTCTATAGTTGATAAAAAAAAAGAAATATTTGGTCAAATTTCAGCATTAAGAACATCTTGTGAAGGATTTCCAAAATTCGAATTGAATAATTCAATGTGTTCAATTGACAACTCAACAAACCCATTAGATTTATTAATTGATTTACTTAAAGTAACAATAGGGTTTGAAAAACTAAGTTCTATATTAACTAATACACTCACCTACGATTTAGGTAAGATTGAAATTGAAATTAAAAAAGCACTTAAGAAAGAACTTAAAAGTTTAGTTAGTTGTGGTGTAAACCCATCAATACCAAATTTTTTTTTACACCAGAATTTTAATGCATTATCAACTGGTATTAATCTAGATTTAAGAAAAATAGATTATATGGGTGTAATGTTAGTAGACCCCAACACTAATGCTGGTTTATTAACATATGAAGACACTAACGGTGGTTTAAATAGTACTGATTTTCACACATATTTATTTGAAACAATCCAACTAGATGGTACACAGACTGATTGGGGGAGTAGCACAATTGGTAATGACATATTGTCTATTAAATTTAACTCCACAGGACCAACAAATAATATAATAAATATTAAAGCCAGTGAATTTTATAGTAACCCAACTAACAACAAAAAATTGACTGATTTAAATAATGACTTTATAGATAGCGTTAGTTTATTTGGGTCTGGAATTATGATTAACTCACTAGTTGATAGTTTATTTGGGTCGATTAGTTTTGAATTAAATAAAACAACTGAACAAATAAAAAAAGAGGTCGAAATAGAACATATTATAGAATGTTTTTTAAATACTGATGATACAACTATTGTTGATGACTCCTTTTTTGAGTTTTCAAATGAAGCTATTAGGATTCAAGAAGAGGAAGCAAACAATAGACAAAAAGGTATTAAAGTTTTATCAAATTGTGGTAACGTAGCTAGTTCAGTGCCAACAAGTACTTTAAGTGCGTTAACTATGAGTATCATGTCTGCAACAACAGTTGGTAGTACTGCTGATATAATTACTAAAGGTATAGATAATATCGCTAACGAAGCTTCTGAAGAAGTTGATGATAAAAATAAAATAACTGCAAAATTAAACTTCATAGATGGTGCAATTAGAAAATTAATGATTAAAATGGGTAACGTAATACTATCACCTAAAGTTATATCAATATTTGCTGTTAATCACGCTATAGTTTATGGAACTGATTTAGACAACCCAGTAAACTGGATGAAATTAAATAAAACATTAATGAATTCTATCGTAACAGCAATTAGAGAGACATTTATCAAAATACTTTTAGAAGAAGCTATTAAAAACATAAAAAATATAGTTAAATGCGCCTCTCAACAAGTTGTGACTGAATATGCTAAAACACAATCAGCACAATTAGCTAGTCTTGTTGGTATACCACAAGATGTTTTACGTATGATTCAGGGGTTAGGTTAAAAAAATATAAATTATGGCATGTGAAGACGGAGGTGTTGGATGTAGAGGCACCAAAAAAGGACAAAGTAGGGGTGGACTTAATTTAAGTTCAATAACTAATGTATTAAAAATATTAGGTGCCGCATTTAAGTTGCAGAGTACACCAGCAACACCATTACCACCACCATTATTAATGGTTGGGGCCAAACTAAGGCCTGGGTTATCCGCTCGTAATATAGCATCTAGAATCATATCTAGACAATCAGAAGCTGGGGCCCCAACAGGGGATATTTTTTCTGAAGGCAATAATATTTCTGAATCACTAGAAACCATTAGAGTCCAAGAAATAACTAATGCAATACTTACTGAAGCAAAAGTTGAAATAACTGTTGCACCTGGTTCAATACAAACAACTTCACTTGGTATTGGTAACTTTGGTGCACCTGTAACATCCACAGGTATGAATACTAACATTGTAAGTGGGGATGGAATATTAAGGTAATATGAAAAATTATAAAGACATGGGCAATAACCAAATTATGGTAGAAATCGTATCATTACAAGCTGAACATGAAGCTATTAAGGTTAGAATCCTACAAGAAATGGATAATTTAGAGTTAATTGAAAAAAAATTTAATGAAGCTAATAAAACATTAGTGGCTAGGATTAAAGGGCAAAGAGATGAGTAACAAATATAATTTTAAAGGAAATAGTATATACGATAAAAATGGGGAAAATATTAAAGTATTTCACTTCGCAATCGTTGAATCAACCAACGACCCATTTGAAGGTGGTAGGATTAAAGCTAGAATTAAAGGTGTTGATGATTCAAAAACAACTGGTAACTTACCATTTTCATTCCCTATGCTTCAAAAATTCTTTCATGTTGTACCCAGAATTGGTGAGACAGTCATGGTATTTACGCCAGACCCTAAAAACACTAATGTTGATAGGGTTTATGTGGGACCAATAATTTCACAACCTCAAAGACTATATAATGACCCAGAATTATATACATCCAGGTCATTACTAGATAGTGGATACAAAGACCCATCACCATCACCATCAAGTATTCCAGAAAATAAAGGTGTTTACCCAAACAAAAAAGAAGTGGCATTTCAAGGTAGGAAAAACACTGATATAATTTTTAAAGATAACGAAGTTAGAATTAGAGCGGGTAAATTTATTACGACTAACAATGGGGAGATACCAAAATTTAATAAAATAAATCCAGCATACATCCAACTTAAACACGAAGCTGTTATAAAAAAAGAGAATGGTAAAAGTGATGAGTTAGGTAGTGTCACGAACATTGTTGCCTCTAAAATTAATTTATTAACACACAAAGATGGTGCACCTAGATTTACATTGGATGACCAAGATGATTTAATTAAAGAAGGTGAATTATTAAAAATATTAGAAGATTCACATCAATTAGTATTCGGCGATAAATTAGTCCAGTATCTTAAATTACAAAGGGCAGCCTTTAGCAACCACGTACATAGGTACCATGGTAAAAAAGCGGAAGACCTTTCTGGGTCAGACGATATCGATAATTATCTTGACTATGACCTAGATTCTATGTTATCTAAAAACGTGCGTACAAATTAAATTTTGTTGATATTTATTATAAAAGAATATCATGGTAATACGTACATTTTTCGATAGAAATAATACAATCATTTATAATGATTTAACAAACACAGGTAGAAACCCAGTAACCGAACTATTTTATGGTGGTGCTGTTGGAGACGAAACATATAGTAGGTTTTTATTTCACTTTGATGAATCTAGACTAAAAGAAATTCATGAGTGCGGTGGGTTTGGTGACTTAACTAAAGTAAAACACACACTAAGGATGACTAACACTGGTGCTTTCGACACTGACCTATTAGGTAAAACAACTTGTGGTGGTAAAGCTAGGTCTTGTTCATTTGATTTAAACGTATTTAAAATAAATCAAGAATGGGACGAAGGTAATGGTTACGATTATGGCTCATGTGGTTTTTTAAGTACTGGTAATGGTTCGGTAGTGTCAAGCTGCCCATCTAACTGGATGGAGGCTGAAACACAAACACCATGGTTTAATGGTAATGGAACATATACCGCAACAACTAGTGGGGACACTGTAGGTACACAACACTTTGAACAAGGGAACGAAAATATTAAAATTGATATAACCGATTATGTTAATAATATTTTAACTGGTGATACAAATTATGGGTTAGGGTTAGCATACTCACCACTACTAGAAGCCACCCCAACTAATGAATTACAGTACGTTGGGTTCTTTACTAGACACACACAAACATTCTACGAACCATTCTTAGAAACAATTTATGATAACCCGATTAAAGACGATAGGGCAAATTTTTATTTAGATAAAGTTAATAAAATTTATTTATATTCAAATGTAGGTGGTACACCAACTACACTGGATAATTTACCAACATTAACAATTACAGACCAATCAGGTGAAGTTATGACTGGATTTACAGTAACACAAGTTAGTTGTGGGGTATACTGTGCTGAAGTTATGATACCATCTTCTGGTTATAGTGATTGTATAACATTTGAAGATACTTGGGGTGACATTAATATTAATGGTGTTTCTTTACCAGACGTTGAATTAGAGTTTTTTGCAAAAGATGCCTCAGATTATTACAATATTGGTGATAGTAGTGAATTACCTAAAAAATATGGTTTCACTGTCACAGGTATTAATAGCGATGAAAGGATTAAACGTGGTGACATTAGAAGGGTAAATGTGTCCGCTAGAATACCATACACCGTTAATCAGACCCAAGTTATAGATGATTTACAATACAGACTGTATGTTAAGGAAGGTAATGCAGACTATAATGTAATTGATTTCCAAGATATAAATAGAGCTTTTAATGGTAACTATTTTCTATTAGATACAGCTGGGTTAATACCAAACACTTACTACTTAGATATTAAAGTAACATCTAATTATGAAGTCAGAACAATACCAAACGTACTTAAATTTGAAATAGTTAACCAAGCTGAATTAAGAGACTCACAATAACTGAAATAACTTAATTACGATATTAAAATGAGGGTTTATACGAATTCTCATTTTTTTTGCATAAGTTTGCCACATGAAGAATATATTAATTACTGGTGGTGCTGGTTTCATTGGGTCACATGTTGCGAACCACTTTTATAAAAAATACCCAGAGTATAATATCTTTGTACTTGACGACTTACTATATGCCGCTAATGAGGGGTATATTAATAAAAAAATTAAATTACTTAAGGTCAATATTTGTAATTACCTAGACTTAAATGAAGTATTTGTGGATTATAATATCACTGACATTATACACCTAGCTGCTGAATCACATGTTGATAATTCAATTAAAAACCCAACAACTTTTATAGATACAAATATTGTTGGCACACACAACCTACTTATTCTAGCTAAAAAGTATTTTAATAGTGATAGTACATTCTATCATGTATCAACAGATGAGGTTTACGGGCATTTAAGTTTAACTGACAAACCTTTTACAGAAAATACCCGATATGACCCTAGAAGCCCTTATTCAGCATCAAAAGCTGCTTCTGACCATTTAGTTAGGAGTTATTATCACACATTTAATTTACCTATTGTGATATCTAATTGTTCAAATAACTATGGACCACACCAACACCTAGAAAAATTAATACCTAAAACAATAACAAACGCATTAAAAGGTGATAAGATACCAGTCTACGGTACTGGTGAGAATATTAGGGATTGGTTATGGGTTGGTGACCACGTTTCAGCTATTGATATAATATTCCATAAAGGTAAATGTGGTGAAACTTACAACGTTGGTGGGAATAATGAAATTAGTAATATTAATATCGTAAAACAAATATTAGATATTGTTGGTGCCTCACATAACCACATAGAATTTGTTGAAGACAGGTTGGGTCACGATTTTAGATACGCAATTGATAACACCAAACTAAAAACTGAATTAGGGTGGGAACCAAAGAAAGATTTTATAAGTGGGATTAAAGAAACTACTTATTTTTATGGAAAAATATTGTGATATAATATTTTTTTACATATATTTGCATTATATTAAACATATAAGTTTTAATGTTACTTGATATTATTAGGTAAACATATTAAACTAAAGGAACACACCCACCATCAATAGATGGTTTAGGGTTATTTATAGATTGATAAAAAAAAATAAAATGACTAAATCAAATTTTTTAATAGTGGAATCAAAAGAATTGGAAGAAATTAAAGAAATAATTAAAACAACACCTAATAATTCGAATTTAGGTAAGAAAATTAGGGAATATATTAATAAACAAAAAAAATAAGAAAAATGAAAAGAATTACAATACATTTAAGTGGCGTTAAACAAATATTAACTGAAAAAAAAGTTAAAAACGACAATAATGGTTATGATTATGTTAAGAAAAAAATTTGTATAAATACAATAACAAAAAAAGTCTTTAATGATGAGGACGGAATTACATTTATGAATAACTATATTGAAAGACATAGGGGACAAAAAGTAACCAAATATTATTTTACAAACATTAAATAATATACTGTTATTTATACAAAAAAAAAAGGTCTAGAATTTCTAGACCTTTTTTTTTATATAAGTAATATTACTATTATCTTAATTCTGCAATGTTGAATGTTGGAATACCGTCAACTCTTACGTGTCCGTAGAATCTATTGTTAACAACTTTCTTCGCATATCTTGTCATAATCCCCTTCACTGGTGCGAAGTTAAATGGATTGTACATTGTAGGTGTTAATTGCATTGGTACGTAAGGTGCATAAATGTACCCTGTATCTAATAATGACTTACCTTTGTGACCGATAATCATTGAGTTAGCTGGAGCGTAAGGGTCTCTATATACTTGGTATCTACCAGATAATGAACCTACTCTCTCAATTCCCATGTTATATTGGTCTTGCTCAGGAGAAGCATCACTTACGTGGAAGTACTCTAAATCATCCATTACTGCTGAGATTTCAGAAGAAACAACAATGAAGTTGGCTCCACCTCTCAAAGTAGACTTATGGATTTGTGCAGAAATTTGATTAACTTTAGTAATTAAAGTTTGGTTCCACTCTTTTTGTGTATATGGTGATGCAGCAGAAGAAGCTTTTCTCCATCCGTTGTAATCCCATCTTAATTGCCATGCAGCAGCTTTTCTCAAATCTCTTAAGATTTCTCTATCGATTTCAGCAGCAACTTGCTCAGAAAGCATCGCAGTTAATTCAGCTTCAGCATCGATGTTGTGGAATGCACTAACATCTTGAGCTAATTCTGGTGACCATGTTGCTCTTAATTTTCTTTCTTCAACAGAAACAACAACTTCATCAAGTTTGAATGAAACCTCACCAAGCTCAGTTTCTAACTCTAAAGAAGCATATTCTGCCCATGAAGCTACGAAATCAGCAGAAGTAGCACCAGTAAGTGTAGTTCCAATATAACCATCGTAAGTTTCAGTTACAGTAGCAGGGTGACTTAAATCAGCCTCTAAATATATGTTCCCTAAAGAATCACAAATATCATCATACTCAACAATACCTTTACCGTATTTGTTTGTCACCAATCTAAATGGGATTTCAGCGTTAGCTGCAATAATCTCAACACCATCAGCATCAATAAATGGTGTAGAACCGTTAACAATCTTAAGTGATGCTAAGAACGACTCAGTATCCATGTTGTTACCATCTGGTCCAGTTAATCTACCCTTGTCATTTCCAGCTCCACCAGTGAATCCAGATACTCTTAACATAACGTTTCTTAAAGAACCGTCTGTAGATAATGCAGATGCTGAAGCATCAGCTTGGTCAGTAAACTCACCATTAGCACCCATAGTAACGATTGTTACATTACCAGCAACAATAGTGATTTCACCCTTAGAAGCATCAAATAAACCATCATTGTAATAGATATCGTAAAGGTTCTTTGCAGCGAAATTAGTTAACGCACAACCAGCAGAAGCAGTAACACAATCTGGTAATTGGTCAGCCATAGATGTGTGTGCAGACAATGATGCATTACCTGTTAAATGTGGGTTACCGTAGTTACCAGCATTATCTGTTCTATCAGATGTTTGTGGTACAAAGAAGAACAATTTACCAATAGGCATGTTCATTGCTTGTACTGAAACGATATCATTCGCTAAAAGTTTAGAGAATACTCTCCTTACAATAGGAAATACTACTGTCTCGAAAGACCCAGAAGAATCTGCTGTAGTTGATTCGTTTAATAAATGAGACGCTTCATTTTCATATAATTGAGCGATATTCTCTTTTACGTGTCCTTTAAGTCCCTCTAAGAAACCTAAACCTTCCCATTTTTGTTGAGTTTGTTGACGTACTTGTTTCATGTGGTTTAATCCGATATTTCCGATTTCTCCAGATGTTAATAAATGATTCATAATTTTAATTTTTAAATCTTAATTGTTAGATTAATTTTTTGGCGTTTCCACCCTTTTAATTAAATCTATTATTCTGTGTGTTGAAGCATCAACGTAAGCTGTGTTTTCATTTAATCGTTTAGAAACACTACTTCCAGCTTCTTTAGAAATTTTATTTTCTATCGCTTCATTGATTGGTGTTTTTTTAGTCAATTCAGATGCGATTGTTTTATATAACCTTTTTGATTCTTTGATAGTTGATACCTCATTATCAAATCTTGCAATAATTGCTTCCTTTTCCACTTTAGTTGTTGAGTGTTCAGTAAACAACCTTGTTACGTTGGTTAAATTAGTATTAAAAACAACTGTTTCCCCTAACATAGTTCTAAACTTTTTAAGTGCACCCTTAAATTCAGAGTTTTCTTGTTTTAATCGTTTAGATTCAGCTAAAAGTTTGTTGTATTTTTTAACAGTTTCCTCAAGTTTTTCATTTGTGTGCGCAGTACCAACATATTTAACTTTACCACCAACTTTTTTAGTCTCATCAACAACCTCTTCTTCATTTTCATCAATAGCTTCTTCTTTCTCCATAATGTGGTCAGCGTGATTATCACCACCTTTTTTACCATTATCGTCAAATCCACCTTTAAGATTGTCACCAGCCCAGTTATCATCATTTTCATTTCCGACTTTAGCTTTTTGACCTTCGATGTCACCAGTATTAGGAGCCTTAGCTTCACTACCCATAGTCACATCAGACGTTGATGTTCTTGGTTTACCGTTTGCAGTTGCACCAATACTTGTCTCTTCTGTTATTTCTTCATTTTCAGAAACCTCTTCCTCTTCTTCAAGTGTTACTTCATAAACAACACCCTCACCTAGACCTTCTTCGTAAGGAGTCTCAGTTTCAGTTTCTTCGTACTCACTATCAACACCCATCCCCATTTCTGAGTCAAGTCCTAACCCCATTTCTGGTGCTAATCCTTCTACTGATTCATCATTACCACCTAATTTAACATGGTACTCAGAACCACTAGGGTCTTTGATATGTACTTCATTATCGGATACTACTTCGATTTCATCATCACCAGATAATTTCTTATATACAGAAATTACTTCCTCGTCTGATGCCCCAGTCATGTCCATTTCATAATCCTCTACAGATTCTTCTTCACCACCATAGTTCATTTCACTATCTTCCGTGTCGTCCATACCAGCCTCTTCGTAGTCGTCAGATGCCACATCCAATTCTAATTCGTCTTCTTCAGTTTCATCACCAGCAACTTCATCATCACTAGCATCTTCTAAATCTAACTCATCAGCATCTTCAACATCCTCTTCCTCATAGTCATCTTCTTGCAAAGATTCTTTAACCAAACCATCAATTTCTTCTCTAGCTACACTACGAAGTATTTCTTTAGTATTGGAATTTAAAGCTTCTTGAATCCTATTCGCATCCAATAAAGCTTCTTCAATTATCGACTTTTTCTTTTCGGCCATTTTATTTTTCTTTTAGAAATTTTGTTAAATGAGCTTTACGCTCTTTCTTGTTAATAAATATGTATTAAAATTCAAAAAATCCTGTTTTCACTAAAAAAAACTGAATCTAATTTTAACACATGTTTAGTCATCAAGTAAAAATTTATTTAACTTGTCAACTAATAGTGGTTTTTTCTTCTTAGTATTTTCCACAAACGGTCTCGCTTCTTGAGAACCTTTAAACATATAAGCACCTGGGGTTGACGGACTAGTAACAATATCCCAACAGATTAATTCAAAATCATCTTGCACAATATTTTTTCCTTTTATTTCTTTAAGTGAACCAACACCTCTAGAAGAAACACCAACCCTAATTCCTTTTCTCAACATGTTGGCAACCCTATCACCCTCACATGAAATAATTCCTTGGGTAACAAAACCTGGTGACATTAAGATTTCTATTTCACCCACAAGTGTTTTACCTTCCCACCATATCTTAGTGATTTCATGTGACACCCTATCGTTAGAAATTATAGATGATTCTGGGTGGTCCGATTCACCAATAGCTGACCTATTGTCAATTAATACTTGATAAGCTTCCGCTTGTTTTCTTAATAAATGTTCTGGGTATATTCTTCCGTTTCTATTCTCAACTCCGTACTTCTGTAGGACTACAAATAACTTCAATGGCTCAGCCATCACTATTCCACCTTTTTCTAACTTCTTAACCTCCGTAATGAAAGGTTTGTTACGAATGTCGTTTGGTGCGATAAACCCCGCATCACTTTCAATCATAATACCGAAACCAGTTTTCCCAGCTTTTAATAATTTTATATCAGACATATTGTTTGCTTTAGTAATAAATATATCACCACAAACAAAAAACCCTTAACTGAATTAGTTAAGGGTTTTAATTGAAAATTATTTTATATTAATTTTTCTTTTTATTAAAAGTAAATTGGTTAAAGTTATCCAAACACGTTACTGCTTCACTAATTATACTCGATAATAATTCTGGTGTCGCCCCACCATTAATTGTACTATTATTTGAATGTTTTTGAAATATAGTCATCTCACAATTCATAAAACTTCTCTTACCAAATCTAACACCAGATTCTCGCATATCTAAATCAACAATTGTCCTATCTGAATAAAACTTGTTCGGGTGTTTACCAACTAAGTGATTATAAGTTGATTGTCTAACACATTTATTTAGTTTACTAATCACCCTACCGTAATCCATATCTTTATCTGATGTTGGTTCACCCCAGGCTGATATATTTACATAAATTGCTTTAGCGTTTTTATTATCAACGGTCCCACAAACTATATTGTAATTTGGTGATAAATCCATTTTCACTTCTTTCCCTCTTTTAGACATACTTTACTATTATTAGTGTATTATTAGTATAAGTATAGTTATTTTTTTTTAAAATGTCAACTAATAATTACGACCCAAAAATTTTATCCCAAAAGATAGCAATAGTCATTAAAGCTTGAACTATCACCCATATCATCATGGCTTGTGTTTTAAACGTCTTAAAACTATCATGTTCTTTTAAATGTTGTGTTAATTGTGTTGGTGACATCTGTTCTTCCATTTTTTGTTTCCAATCCTTAATTTCTTTAAGTTCTGCGGTAGAAATGGTCTCCTGAACCTTAGCTTTCCAGTTTTTAATGTCATCTACAGTATTTTCGATTGTCTTAACCTTAGCTAGTTGAATACTTAACTCTTCAACTTTTTTATTAAAGTCGTCTTGTTTCCTAGAAATCTCATCTAACCTGTGTAATATTAATTCTACATTCACGTTATCCATATTGTTTTCCATATTTTAATTATTCGCTTAAATCATTTTTTAATTCAATTAGTTTACTAATATCACTTATAAAACTTTCTGAAATAAACTCTAATCTAAGTAACCTATCTTTTACTGCCAGTAATTTTTCCTTAGAATCAATATCAGACTCAACTAGATTTTTATCAACTAAATCAATACATTCTCTTGAAAGATTTTCATAGATTTCTTTTTTACCATCTTCATCAGATTCTAAGATGGATTTAAAAACACTTTTTTCATTCTCACTTAATTCTGAGTACTTATCGTTAAACTTATCAACCGCAATATTTGATAAAACACTATTTGGTAAGTGATTCATCTCGACTGATTCTTTAACTTCATTTTTTTTAATATAATCAACAACCCCACTTAATGATTCAACTATTGTATCAACATTTTTTGGTTTTTTATCAGTGAATATTAATGATGTGATATTCTCATGTAACTGACTGAAATCATTAGATTCTAAAGGTAATTTATCTTCCATAAGTAAAGCTTTAGTTAAAGACATGTTTGCCTCTCGTATTTCATCTTTTGAGTATTTAGATAAAACATCAATGTTTGTCTTAACAAACTCAGTTGCTTTATGTTCATTTGTTTCTACCTTACCCTCTATATTGTTGTATATTAAGAATTGTGCTTTAAGGATTTTATTACCCTTAATAGATTTAACATACTCTTTAAATATTTTTTTCTTTTTTGTGTCATTTGTTGCAATCGCCTCAACCAATAATGAATTGAATATATTTTTAATTTTCCCGAAATTTTGCATAACTATTGAATTTATTAATAAATATTAGTGGTCAACCAAAAAGGTAGTTTTAATCACCTAATTTATTATCGATTTCATCAATCATATTATTAATGTCATCATTTATTTTAAGATTTTTATTAAACATTTTAGTTCTTTTCTCAATCTTTTCTTCTAATGGGGTTATAGATTCAGCCAATTTATCTAAATAACTACCACTATATTTTTTAATTTTACGATTATGTTGTGCCACTAATCTTTTTTTACCTTCGGTTAACATATTATTAACTATTTTGTAGTTTTCACCAAAATCTTCTACATCCCCATCAGCATCACCAAAATCCTCACTACCAGCACCATCAAAATCACCAGCATCACCTAAATCACCAAAATCTTCTACATCCCCATCAGCATCACCAAAATCTTCCTCACCAGTTTCACCAAAATCTAAATCATCAGCACCTAAACCGCCGCCTCCACCGAAGCCACCTCCTCCAGCACCAGAAGAACCACCTTCTTCACCACCTTCTTCACCAGAAGAACCACCTTCTCTAGCGACATCCATATCACCATAAATTTTATCAACCTTATCAAATAAACCAGTGTATTTAATAACTTGTGATGTATTTTCTAATTCAGAAGCTGCGGCTTTTTCCATTCGTTGTTCTAATAAATCTTGCTTAATCTCATCATCAGACCACCCTAAAATCTCCCTCTTAGCCTTTGTCATACTCATAAGACCGAAACCATTACCAGAATCACTAACAGCGTCTTTATATGCGGTAATTTTTTGTTGTAGGTGTTCAATTTTAAGCATTTCCGCTTGAGTTGATGGGTTATTAAGTGTAAGTGTAAAGTTATCTAAATCTTCCTCAAACCCTAATAAGTATAGATGGATGATTGCAACTTTATTTAACTCCATAATCATCGCCTGTTGAATCCTATTTATCGTCCTAGAAAATCTAATATCTTGTAAAGCCAAATTTTTACCCTCACCAACAGCCTCTTCAAACCCTAAAAATGCTTTAGGTACCCTTAGTGCTGTAAATAGTTTTCTTTGTAAGTATTCAATATCTGCAATTTGGTCTAAGTTTTGGGCCCCTGGCAATGTATCTATCGGGTTTTGTGCGTTTTCATCTCTAACTGGGATAAAAATATCTTGGTCCATACCTAACTGGTTATATCTTAAATCAATTTGACCAGTTTGTGGGTCAACCAACGGACTACGTTTAAACCTATTAGCGATATCATTAACATATGAAGGTACATCCTCGTTATCAATATTACCAACAAACACTTTATACACTCTCCTTTCTGGGGCCCTTGTAACCCTATATACTAACATTGCGTCCTCAGATAACACAAGTTGTTTCCATATTCTTCTAGCCTTCTCTAATACAGATGTACCATAAGGTATCCTTCTATCATCACCAAGTAATCTAAAGTGAGCAATCTGCCATGAATTAAATTCAACATCTTTAGTTTTCCAGTAAAACTTAACATTATTTTGTTTATCATCATAATTAGAATCATATCTTTGTGTACCACCAACAACATCGTGAATATCACCCTCTTTTCTTTCCATCTCAAAAGTAGGTAACTGTTTAACCCCTTTAACACCTTCCTTATCACTTATATTTAAATAAACAAAATTATCACCATATTTACAAGTATTTCTAGTCCACATTGGTAATGAAGTGTGAATATCCAACCTATTTTTGAATAAATCCTCTAATATTGATTTAACTCTATTTGAGTCCGAATAAATATTAATAACTTGCCCCTTATCGTTAGGGGTAGTTGCTTCTTCCATCATAATATCCAACGCCGCTGAAATCTCAGGGTAAAATTCCATTGATTCAAAATCAGAATAAGAACCAATACGTGTTGTTTCGTAATGAATCGCTTGTTGGTACAACTCATTATCCACCTTAGACCACATACCACTAAGGTATTTATTTTGTTGAGCTTGTAACTTAGCTGCATTGTATTCGTCCTTTGATTGAGTTTTAAGTAACTCGTCATTCCCCAACGAATAGTGATTAGTTTTATTTTTTGGTAAGTTCACACCATCTGGTGCAAATATATTATTTAATCTTTGAAATACTGTCAAATTTTTCTTTTTTGCCATAACTCTATTTTTACACTATTATAACCTATTATTAACCAAATTAAAGGTTATTTCACATAATCACACTCAACGTAAGCAATCCTATGTTGTTGACCTTTTGAATCAACAGTAATTTCAGCCATATACCTAACAATCCAGTCTTCACCTTGAGACCTTGGCACAGCTGTACACCCAGTATTTCCACTAAGTTTAAATTTTTTCGCCTTCTTATCAGAAGCGGATGGAGACCATTTATATAAGTTTTTATCATATGGTTTCCTTACGAATGTTTTATTTTTATCTAACCCCATAATTATAATTATCTCATTCCACTAAATAACCACATGTAATCACCATTTGGGTCCTGCATATTTTTCTTAACAGAATCAGAAAACTTAGGTTTTGGTGTTGATACCTTGTTTCTTTGCTTTTTAGAAACAAAATTATTTCCTTGATATTTTTCTTTACCATCCGAATCACCAACCATAACCCAGCCAGACAACATAGCTTTAGTTTGTTTATTTGCTTTTTCTAATTTTTTAAATGAATGTTCTAACACCCATAACGACATAGCCAATGCCATAAGTAAATCATCATGTTTACCCTCCTGATGGTCTGGCCTACCATTTTTATATATAAAAGTTTTCATCTCAGAAGTCATTCTTCTAGACCTAACTTTAATTTGGTCAGTTCTAATCATATACTCCAAGTTTTGAATCATAGGAAGTCTAACACCATTAGCATTAAAGCCTGGTACATCATTACCCCCACTTGAATATTTTTCTAAATCTTTTTTCCTAGCCAACACCTTACTTCTATCATCATAATGTAAATTAGTGTAACCAATTTCAAGTAACTTAAGGACAGTTGTGACTCCCATACCACCCGCAATATCAACTACAGCCATAGCATTGTAAATCTCACCATATTCTTCAACAACCTGAGCTAATAAATCTGGCGGTGTTTTACCCTTATATTCCATAACTTGCTCCATAGTAGTAAAGTCTAAAACAACTATAGTAGATGAATCAGCACCATCACCTCTAGCCACATCTACCCCCATAATATATTTATGGCCTTCTATGGGTTGTTCCCATATCCAAATCTCACCATCATTACCAGCAATCCATTTAGGGTCCCTAACATTATATTTTTCTTGGTGCATAATATGTTCATCAGCAATAACATTACCACCAGAACCTAAAAATGACACATCAAGCTCTTGTGCAATCATACGGGCATCATTATTCATACCTTTACACATTTCTTCATACCAGAATGATTTTGGTTTCCAACCATCCGAAACTCTTTTAGCATACGATTCTTTGTTGAAGATAATTTCACGCTCCATAACCTCTTCTACCTCACCAGACTCATTTTCAATATCTTTATACCATCTAAGGTCTTTGTTATATCTAGGGTCTTCATACCAGTACATCTCAATAATATTAAAGTTATTATCCTTAGTTTTAGCTTGTTCATATGTTTCATAATACAAAGCATCTTGACCATTTGGTGTGGAAATGAGTGTTGCCCTACCACCAGTACCAAGTGCCGTTAAAGCAGCACCAAAAACAATTGCACCATTATCAATAAAGGCAGCCTCATCCATCACTAAATGAGTAGGTGTATAACCCCTTAACGCATCTTTAGATGTTGCAACAGCTTTTACCCTAGAATTATTTGGTAATTTAAGTTCTTTCTTAGACTCAGTAAGAAAAATATTTTTAGCTTCTTTTTCTGGTGAACCATAATAATCTGAACCCCATACCCACCTTGGTAATTGTAATAAAAAATCTTTAACTTTAGCTAAAAATTCCTGAGCCATATCTTGCTTATTCGCTAGAATCAACATTGCCTCTGGGTTATCTTTATCAGCTAAACCAACTTGGACAGCTAAATAAGCAGCAGTGGTGGTAGACACCCCAGCTTGTCTAGGTTTAACCGCAATGTTAAATCTATGTTCTTTATAAGCAGAAATAATTTCTTTTTGTTTTGGGAATAATTTAAACGGAACGAACCCCTCCTGAGTCTTATCAAATGTTTCTAAATAGGATTCAATAGCGTATATTGGGTCCATTAAACAATGTGCGTACTCCTTCATTATTTCTTGTGCTGTTAACATATCTTTTTATAATAAATATGTTGAACCCCCTAAAAACAAAAAAACCCCATGAATGGAGTTTTTTTTTTGTTGTGTAATATATTTTTATTTGTTACAAATTAGACAAATCAATATCGTCTAATTCATCAAAACCAAAAGAATCATCATCATTGTTCATTTCTTTTATTGAAGCTTCATAATCATCCCTTTTAATATCCTCATCAATATTAGATACAATCTCTTTAATTTTATCTTTACCTTCTTTAGACCCCAACATAATTTCCCTCATTGTGTGGTTAAATTCTTCAGTTGGTAGTGAAACTAAATCAACATATATGTGGTGTTTTTTATCAAAATCTTTAGAATCAATACAATCAGTAAATCTTTCCCATATTGGCGCACCCAACCTCATATCCCAAGGTTCAGCATTAATATAGTCAGCCTTACCTAAAACATACTCAGTTAACTTTTGGTCTTCTGGTAACCCATGCATAGATAAAATTTCCATAACTCCTTTAACTAATTCGTGAATTAACACTGGAAATACAACTGCTTGTGCGTGTATTATTGGTTTACCATCAACGAATTCAACCTTAACAACCCCACCAGCTTCCCTTTGCATAGTATCATCCATGGTCAAATAACCATAATCAGCCGCCGCCATCATTTTAGCGTATTTATTTGGTAATGTTGGATTAATACCTAATAATTCTTTATCAGCTAAATGAAACATGTGGTGACCTTTCTTGGCAGCACCTTGAGACATAGCATTAATAAATCTTCTTTTATATACCTCACCATTTGCTGAAGTAACACTATCATGATTATCAAATTCCATACTTTCAATTCTAACTGGTGAAGGGTTTTTCCTAATACCTTCAATATCAATGTCTCTTTTAAGTTCTGCAATAATTTCAACATCATCTTCACCCATATCATATTCTTTTCTAACCATATTAATTGCTAACTCTTGTAATACTTCTTTACTAGAATCCTCCAACTTCATACAATCACTAATTAATGGCATCATGTTTTTAACCGCATCCATTGGGTCAGCAGTTTCAGAATCAAATTGTCTCTTATAGTTTTTTAGTACATCACCAAATCTTTTGGATATAATCTTTTCTTCAAAGTGTGACTCATCACTATCTGGAAATATTGGGTGTACACCAAGTGTGTGACTCCTATCTCTCAATTGTTTAGCTAAGTTAGGATGTACCCTTTCTGAATGTCCTTCCTCATATACAATTCTACTTTCATTAACTAACTTTGTTGGTTTACCTTTAAGCATTTCTCTCTCTAATGCTTTTTTAATTATATCTTCTAACCTACCCATTATTTTTTATTTTTTAATATATGTTCCACCATCGCTGATTTTGTCATTCTTGGTCTAGTATTTTCTAATTTAACCCCTTCCCCATTTGATTGTTTACCTAACTCTTTTAACGAAGATAAGACTGATGTTAATTTAACCCTAGGAACACCAATTCTTTCCGCAAACGCAGCGATTAACTCAGCCTTTTCAACTGGTTTATCTATTTTTTTAATTACAGCTTCAAATTGCCCTAGATTTAATTTATCCATAAATCTTTGCACATCAGCCTGTAATTTAGGGACATCAGTTGTTTCCGTTTCACCAATATTCTTTCTACCCATTGGTAACTTACCCTTTTTAGGTTTTTCAGCTGGAATGTCTTTTCTACCCATTGGTAACTTACCCTTTTTAGGTTTTTCAGCTGGAATGTCTTTTCTACCCATTGGTAAAGTTTCATCAACAATCTTAACGATTGTATCATCATCTAAATCATCTTCCATTTCCTTATATTTATCGGAACTCATGACAACATTTTTTTGGTTACTCATTTCTACTAATGCTCTCCCTATCTTCTTTTTTTGGTCCATTACTTTTTACTTTATATTCTAATACGAAATCTTTTTCGTATAATGAGTCCTCAACGGACTTTATTGTTTGTCCGAACATAAAACTAAGTCTACGTTCTGGATACACCTCATAATCAGTTATATTCTCCCAAGCTAAAGCGATTATACCATCGATAGAATCCCAAACAGCAAAAGTATCACTATTTTGAACTGTATCTAACTTAAAATCTGGTGTTAAAACACCCACAGCTTTAATTAAATCTTTCCTTGGTGGACTTGGCTGACCAGAAGCAGGATATAAGTCCCAATCCTCACCATCAACATCTTTTGTCGTGTCTGAAAAGATAAACTCATAATTAGTTTCACCCTTCCAATCACTACCTAAAACATTCACATATATTAAAAACAAACCTTCTTTATCCATATTAATTTATTTCTTCAATATAATCACTACTAATATCACTTAATTCTAAGTTAGTGTCTGGATTACCATAAAACTCAACACCCAGAACATAAGTTTTACCATCTGGTGAATCAATTGATTCATAATTATAAACCCAAGGTTCATCATAAGCCAATGGTTTATCAATATATTCACCAGTGTTTTCGAATTTTAAATCAATCTCACTATCACCTAAATTAACCTTTACAATAGCTATGTTTTTATCTAAAAATTTAGTGTTAATTATTTTACCGTTAATGTCATTTACCTCAGACAAAACACCATTATCGGTATTAGCTTTTGGCTCAACTTTTGGTTGTATGGTTGGCCTGAAAGGTTTTTGTCTTCTAGTTGGTTTAACATCTGGAGCAGTTTTTGGTTTAACTTTTGGTTTAACCTCAGTTGCCTCAATTAACTTCTTCATAATATCCTTTTTACTTACAAAGTTATACATTTTTTTACCATTTTCCAAATCCTCACCTAAAATATTTGAAACAGACCTTGATGACCACATTTTACATGACCAATAACCTGCACTGGTTTTATCTTTCTTTTGGTCACATTTATGTCTAGCTCTAAACGATTTTCTCCTTTCTGGGTCGTCTCTTTTAATTTCCATATTTTTATCACCGAAATTAACTTTAACCACATTACCTTTATCATTTTTAACATAAACCTTATATTTTTTAACATCACCTCTACTTGGTTTATTAAGTTTAACTTTTTTACCTTTATATTCGGCTTCACTGATGTACTCACCTTCAGATAGTGCATTAATAAATGATTCTTCTATAGATTCACTTTTCTTACCCCAACTCTTACCTTTACCTTTAGATTTACACGCTGATGGTGTTGGTCTACATGCTGGATACTTAGCTCTTTTCTCACCATCCTTTCTACCACATGGTTTACATTTATTTTTACCATCAACTTCCCTACAAGTGTTACAATCAACCCAACCACTAGAACTACCTTCACCACCTTGTCTACTAAACCATTTATGTAAACCTTCTTTTTCCTCAGTAGTTAATGATTCTTCATATTCAGTGTTTTCTATAATAGAATTAGATTCAACACTTTCATTCTTCCAAATCTTACCTTTCCTACATTTTACGACAGCACCAGATGCATAAGCTGACGGCCACGTATCATATTTTCTTTTTGCTATCCTAGTACACCTATCATCTTTTTTTTCATCAGATTTTTTTTCATTAACCGTTTGACTAGACCAAAGCTTAATTTCACCATTTTCTGTGGTTAAAAAATCAGCGACTTCTTCCGCATCATCAGCAGATGTGGATATATGGTCATCAGCCCAACCCATACCCTTTAATTTATTAACCCTATCGGATTTATCCATAGATAATATTTTTTCAGCATCAGTCTTCATGTTTTTTAGGTTTTTAACCATAGTAGTATCGTCTTCACCAATATTGGTATTTAAACTATTGTGGTTACCAAACCTAGAACTTTCCTCCATTTCATCACCTTCACCATCAGTATTAGTGTCAACATTGACATCACCACCTTTGCCGTCAGTATCAACATCAACATTAACATCAATATTTTCACTATTTTTTCCAGATGATTTAACTTTTTTAATAATATCTGATTGGTCATCGCTATCCATTTGACCAGTATGTGTTGCCGACAACACAGAGTTAACCACAAACTTCTCTAAATCAAAATCTGGTTGACCCTCTTGGTCACTGTACGACCTAAGTGATTGACCTATTTTACCTGCTAATTGTTGAATATATTTATCTGGCTCAGTCTCTTCATCAGCTTCCACACCAGCTTCAAATGGTTCATCATTAAATGGTTTATCACTTGGTTTATTACCACCATTATCACCAAACTCATCACCACCTAAGTCATCACCGAACTCATCACCGAACTCATCACCACCTAAATCTTCTAAACCATCCAAGGAATCACCAACTGAAGGTTCCGAATTTGGAACCTTCAATTTGAATTTTGTTTCTTTTATATCATCTAAGTTATAACCATCTTCTTCGTCCGCAAATAAACCAGTAGACATATTGTCAGAATGGGTTTCATTTACAACTAACTTATAATCATTAAAAGATGGGTTGTTTTTGTAAGAATTAACGTCAGACATCAACGCTTCAAGAGAATTGAATTTTTTTGGTTTACTAAAATAAGGTTTATCGTTTTGATAAACCATTTTACTTAAATCACTTTTACTCCAAACAACCTTAATACTTTCATTTAGACTTTTTTTTTTAAAGCCTCTTGTAGTGCTTTAATTTCTGTTTCAGACATACCATTAACCATATTTAGTAACTTGTCTTCACTTTCTTCAATCGATAAAGCTTTACCAATCTTAAGTCTATTATTCACTAAATAACCATGTGACTCTTTAATATTTTCTTCACCAGTAATCATTTTATCGATAGCTGATTCATCTTCAGATAATTCAACATCCTCACCCATAATTTCAGTATCATGACCTTGCTCCCCAGCTTTGTGTTTACCTTGATTAGTTAAACTATCAACAGGGTCTTTATCAAAATCACCATCTAAATTATCACCAGACGTAACTTTATCAATATCGTAGTTGGTCCCTTCCATTTCACCAACGAAACCAATACCACCAGCACTAGATTCCATTAAATTATCATTTTCAAACACATTAACTTTATCTCCACCGAATGATTCATTTATACTTAAGAATTTAAGGTTAAGTTGTTTTATTGCCTTTGCATATGTTGGATACGCTTCACTTTTTTTATTTTTAAGACCACCAATATAGTTAAAATCTTCACTTATCAAACCACTATTTTTTTCAGATGTCTTAATATAATATTCATGATTTTCTCTAACAATACCATATACAACACCGTTAGGTGCAATCTTAGTAAGTTCCACAACTGAGTTACTTGTTGATTCATTAATAGTACCACCCATTAACTCTCTCATACGGTCTAATACTTGATTACCCTTAAGACCTTTAGGGTTGATTCTGTTATTTGTTTTCATATTAAATCGATTTTATAATAAATATACGTTTATTCTTTAAAGTATTATATCTACCTTAAGTGTGTTAATTGGTGAACCAACAAGAAAAATTCCGTTTGTTGGTGAAATTTCACCAACCCTAATATCTAGTGTTGAACCAGCCGTCATAGTAACTGTAGTACCATTAATGGTAGGTGAAGCATCCGAACCTGCGTAAACTTGTGTGTACGTAAATTCTGTTAAATCAGCATCAGCTGCTGCATGTATTACTGAATTATCTTTAAAAAGTGCCATAGTTACGTTTATTTATTTATAAATATATAGGAAGAAAAAAAAAGTACCCACTCGGATACTTTAAATTTTAATAACATTTTACACAACCAATGATGGGATTAAACATTCTCATATCGGAATACCATTTATCTAGTTTGTACTTACGTAACCTATTAAACCTAATATATACCGAAAATCCATAAACACTATCATTTTCAATTAGCGCATAAATTCTTTTTTTAACTGACTTACTCATACACTTATTTAATTTCATTTTTTTTCATTGTTTAATTTAATAAATACATATATTAATTAGAAAGTGGGGCTTTAATTTCTGGATGTGATTGATAATTTAAAATCTTAACATTCTCATAACAATAGTCGAAGATACTATCAGCCCTCCCCAACTTCAACTGAGGTAGTGGTTTAGCACTCCTAGATAACAACTCTTCCACTTGTTCCATGTGGTTATTATACAAGTGTACATCACCTAATGACCCAATCAATTCATTAGGTACCATATTAACTTGCTGTGCAATCATATGTAGTAATAACGCATAACTCGTAATATTAAATGGTAACCCTAAGAACGTATCAACAGACCTTTGGTTCCACATTAGTGATACCTTGTACTTTGGTATATCAGCTCTCTCGTAATCCGATTCGTAATGGTCTTCCATAACAAATGTACCTTCCCTCATCATTGCTCTATCAATACTAATCGCCCAGTTATTATCCGCACAATGTTGTACGTACAAGTTCTCACGCTCTTCGTTTGTTAGTTCTACCGTATTCAATTGGAATCCGTAGTGGCATGGTGGTAACGTCATTTTATCTAAATCACCCACATTCCATGCATTAACCATAATTCTCCTTGAGTTAGGGTTATCCTTAAGGGTATCAATTGCCTTTTGAATTTGATTGTGACCTTTATTAAGCCCTTCAATCTCATCACCAGATACAATCTTATATCCACCCCAATCAACCCATTGTTTACCATATACAGGACCCAATTCACCCCACTTCTTAGCGAACTCACCATCAATTTTAATTTTGTTGATGAATTCTTCTTTTGTTAATAAATTATCATGTTGAAGTACATCATGTGATTCAACTGGTGGTAGATTAGTAATATATTTCTTATAAGCATCTCCAACCCAAATCATATTCCCTTGCTGAACTAATGGTTTAATATTAGTATCACCATTTAAGAACCATAATAATTCTGTAGTAATACCCTTCATAAACATTTTTTTTGTTGTTAACATTGGGAAACCATCACCCATATTAAACCTAATCACCCTACCAAAGACAGAAACTGTACCCGTCCCAGTACGGTCTTCTTTTTTAACCCCATTAGTTATTATATCTTTAAGTAAGTCTTGATAAACTTTATCAACCTTATCCATTTTTTTCATTATTTAATTTAGAGATTAAGAACTGAACTCTAGTTAACATTGAGTCATCTATAGTTTCGTTTTTACTATAACCTTTTATTGTCGTATCCATCGCTTTAATCAAGTCACCTTCTATCGCTTTAATTTCAGCAACTTGGTGTTTCTCAACTTCAGCAATGATTTTTGCTGGGTCAATATCTTCACCTTTAGTAACTGGGTGTTTTTTAATGTACGTATTTAAAATTTTCCCTTGGGACTCAGCAATTTCGAATCTTGTATAATCCGTAGCTGGAACACCTGTGTACATATAATTAGTACCTTTATTAAATGTGATTGTCAACGTTTCGTTCACTTTATCATACTTTGACGCAAGTATGTTTGATGATTTGTAAATTGCTTTTACAATCCCTTCTTTTTCTACTTTTTTTAAAATCATTGTTCTATTTATTTATTTATTTTTTATTAAAAGTCTGGTAAGACTTCATATCTGATAGTTCAAATACTGAACCTTCTGTTTTAACCATATTAGTTACACTATCGTGACTTTCACTAACTATAATAATTTTATCAGCAGTTACAACCATACCAACATTTTCAAATTCTGTTGTTTTTTCCATAATAGTATCACTCTTCCAAGTTAAAATAATTTTTGCGTATTTTGGGGCACTTTGCATTTTATATAATTTAAAATTTTGGTTATTTATTTAATGCAAAGGTACAAAACTTTTTTTGAAAAACAAGATTGATTTTTAAAAAAAAACACATATCTTTGTACTAAATAATAAATAATATGAAGAGGGATATAACACCTAAAGTTAAATTAATCATGAAAAATGCCTTTGCTGAAGCAAAGGCTTTTGACGATACCAAACTTAGGCCAGAACACATCATGATAGCTATATTAAATCATGATAATAATAAATGTGTTAGTATTTTAAGAGATATGAATGTTGATTTATTAAATTTATACGATAAAATAAGTGAACATTTAAAAGGTGTTGATATAACACCTAGAATTACAATGACAAAAAGAAAATTACCACCTAGTGATGTCACAGCTGAAATTTTTAAAACTGTCGATTTAGTGTGCGATGAGTTGGGTCACTCATCTATCGACACCAGACACGTTATGTTAGCGATTTTAGAAAACGACACACCAACGACCAACATACTAAATAATATAGGTATTAATTACAAAAATTATAAAAAAGAAATTATGAATGAAAATGAAAATATAAAAGGTACGTTCGATGAGTTTGAAGATGATATAAACGACACACCTAAAAAGTCTAATAACAAAAAAAAGAAAAAGGTTAATAGTAAAACCCCAGTACTAGATAACTTTTGTAGAGATGTATCTAAATCTGCTGAGGACGGTTTAATTGACCCAGTAGTTGGTAGAAAGTCAGAAATACAAAGGGTTTCCACCATCCTTTCTAGGAGAAAAAAAAATAACCCAGTATTGATTGGTGAACCAGGTGTTGGTAAAACATCTATAGTTGAGGGTTTAGCCTCATTAATTAAAGATAAAAAAGCACCTAGGGTTTTATTAAAAAAAAGAGTCTTATCATTAGATTTACCATCAATAGTTGCAGGAACAAAGTATCGTGGGCAATTTGAAGAAAGAATGAAAGCTATATTAGAAGAACTTAGAGCTAACTCAGATGTTATTTTATTTATTGATGAGTTACACACAATGGTTGGTGCTGGTAATGCTAGTGGGTCACTAGACGCATCCAACATACTTAAACCAGCATTAGCCAGAGGTGAAATACAAGTGATTGGTGCAACCACATTGGATGAATATAGGGAAAATATTGAAAAAGATGGTGCACTTAAAAGGAGATTTCAAGAAGTATTAGTTGAAGAACCCACTAATGAGGAAACTAAAGAAATACTTATCAATATTAAAGATAAATATGAGGAACACCACAAGGTAAGATACACTAATGAATCGATTGAAGAATGTGTGAAGATGGCTGATAGATATATTTCAGATAGGGCCATGCCAGATAAAGCAATAGATATACTTGATGAAGCTGGTGCAATTACTAACGTAAACATTGATGTCCCAGAAAATATTAAAAAACTTGAAGCTCAAAGAGAACAGATTGAAGAACAAAAAATACTTGTTGTTTCAAAACAACAATATGAGAAAGCAGCGAAACTTAGGGATAGTGAGGTGAAAATTGAGGAATCACTTGAAAAAGCTAAGAAACAATGGATTGATACACTAGATAAAGAACCCACACTAATTACTACTGATTTAATTTCAGAAGTTGTATCCAACATGACTGGTATCCCACTTAACAAAGTATCTACTGAAGACACTAAACATTTAGCAAATATGATTGAAGATTTAACTGGTACGGTTATCGGTCAAGACGATGCTGTTGAAAAGGTTAGTAAAGCAGTCAAAAGGAGTAGACTTGGCATTAGAAAAGGTGGGAAACCTATTGGTTCATTTATATTTCTAGGACCAACTGGTGTAGGAAAGACATACCTTGCCAAACTATTATCAGAATACGTATTCGGTGATAAAGAATCAATGGTTAGAATTGACATGTCAGAATACATGGAAAAATTCTCAGTATCTAGATTGATAGGTGCACCTCCAGGGTATGTGGGTTATGAAGAAGGTGGTAAATTAACGGAAGCAATTCGTAGAAAACCTTACTCAGTAGTACTTTTTGATGAAATTGAGAAGGCACACCCAGACGTGTTTAACTTATTATTACAATTATTAGATGAAGGCCAATTAACTGATTCATTGGGTCGTAAAATTGACTTCAAAAACACGATGATTATTATGACATCAAATGTTGGTGTTAAAGAAATGAATAGTTTTGGTTCAGCTGTCGGATTCTCAACTGGTGACACCTTAGCTAAGGAAGAAAAAAGGTCCCACACTATTCTAGAAAAAGCACTTAAGAAAAAATTTCCACCAGAATTTCTTAACCGTTTAGATGATACAATAATTTTCAACTCATTAAGTGAAAAAGATATTCAACAAATTATTGAACTTGAGATGACTGATGTTGAAGCTAGAATGTTTGAACTTGGTTACAAAGTTAAGTTGGATAAAAAAGGTATGGAATATATAGCCAAACAAGGTTATGAACCAGAATTTGGGGCTAGACCATTAAGTAGAGCGATTCAAAGGTATGTTGAAGACCCAATAGCTGACGAAGTAATTAAGGGAAATATTAAAGAGGGGGATACAATCAAAATAACTTACAGTAAAGCTAAAGATAATATGGTTATTAAAGTAACCAACCCCAATAAAAATTAATACCATTAATAAATAAGTTTATTGGTAATTAAATTAAAAATAAAAGCGACTTAAGTCGCTTTTATTGTATATTTATATTTATGATTAAAAGTATTTTAAAATCAAAGTATGGTGAGTATTTAGAATCCATAGATATCTATGAGAATAAAACTAGTTTAATTCTTTCTAGAATCATTATTAAAGATAAGTTTAAAGGTGAAGGTATTGGTAGTAAACTAATGAGTGACTTAATCGATTACGCCGAAAGTAATGACCAAATAATTGCACTAACCCCATCATCTGACTTTGGTGGTAACAAAAATAGGTTAGTTCAGTTTTACAAGAGATTCGGATTCAAACACAACAAAGGGGTTCATAAAAGTTATGAATTTACTCACACAATGATAAGATACCCCAGTTTAAGTGAAAATATGGAGACAATTAAGGAAACGAAACAAAAACAATTAATTAGAAAATTAATTAGGGAAAACATTAATTTAAATGTTACTGATGAAACACCAGATACAATAACATACGACATTTATTATAAAGAAAGACCAGCTGGTTCAATTACTACAGGTCCAGCACCAGAATCATTGGGTGAATATACTGAAGAAATAGTGAGTTTATATTTAGAAGATGAGTATACCAGCATCAATGTGGCAAATCAAGCTGTAAAAGCATTATGGAACGCTCATAAGGACATCAATAGGTTCGTTATAAACATTCCATATACCAGTCATTTATTTTGGGAGAAACTAGGTTTCCAAAGGCTAAATGATTCCTTTCACATGTTAATGAGGGGCCACTAATTAGCCACTAAAAGTTTTGACTGTATCCCTTTAATGTATTTGTGTTGATTTATATCACCACCATTGGCAATATATTTGTTAGCACCACTACTACCCATATTGTAAGAAACAAGTTGAGTTGTAATATCACCTATTTTATCTAAGTTACGTTTAGTAATGAATCCCCACATAATTATGTTGTTGGTGACATCACTTAACCATTCTCTAGTTTTAACTATCTTTTGAGAATTACTTAAAGTATCTGCAAATGCAAATGAGAAATCACCAGCACCTAAAATCCCCATAACTTTAATATCGGCTGTGTCAGCATGTTTACGCATATAACCTAAAGCGGTAGAAGGCATAATCTGACATAAACCAATACATCCAGCTGAACTAACAACTAAATCACCATTAGACCTATATTGCTTAGCCCCAGATTCAAGTAAAATTTGTCCACTATACATTTCCCTATGTTTATCAGTTTTATCTAATCCATAAGTATTCATAACATCAACAAATTTTTTTACCGTTACTGAATCAATATTTTTGTTAAACACTTTAAATTTAGGAAACACATAATTAAAATTACTATCTATAATAATTTTAATTGAATCAATAACTTCCACATTGTGAACCACATTAGTATCAATAACTAATGAATCATTTAGGTTATTTAAAACAACAAAATCTTTAGGATTATTTGGACCCTTAAGTGCAACACTTAATAAAGTCACTAATACAATATTTACACAACCACCCAGTAACACCAAAAGTGTTCTTAATATATCTTTATTCATAACAAACTTATTATTTTAACAACAAATATACAGTTAATAAATCACTTTTCAAAATTGTTACCAATATATTCATAACTGAAACAAACTCGTTTGTTATCACCATAATGATTTTTAAAGACATTTAAATGATTTATATCAGTCCTTAATTTCCTATTCTTACTAGTTGCTTTCCATAATGGTGAGTGTTGCATATAGTAACCCATTCTTGGGTGAGCACTTTTAGAAAAAAATCGTTTTCCATCGTCTAAATAAATTTGTGCAATTGCATCTATGAATTTAACACCAATACCTAACCCTTGATAATCTGGAAGCACAACAACACGATGTCCACGCCAAGCATTTTTTAAATAACCACTAGGCATTGCAATTGTTGCCAGAAATCCCACAACATTACTACCCCATGTGGCCACATAACACCTAGTTGGCCCGTGTAAGTCCCCCCTTAAATAGTGATGGTCTTTAAACATGGGCCAGATATTGCGATTTGCTTTATGTATTTCGATATTGATTTCTGGTCGGACAAAAAAAAACCATCATAGACTTCTCCACTATCAGTATTAATCACCCAATCTGGTTCCAACCAGTCTAAAACATCTTCATGGCAGGTGACAATCACCACATTTTTAATATTGTTCTTTTTAATATACTTGGATAATGACACTGAGGCTGCTTTAGCTACGTTCCTATCCACTACCGATGTAAATTCATCTATGACTGCCCCATCTTTTATTTTTCTAGCTAAATCAGCCCTAAATTTCTCACCATTAGATAACACATGGTATGGTTTATACCAATTGGGTACCGTATTTAATCCAACAGCACTTAATTTATTAATCCCATCATCTGGGTCATCGAAATGTGATATGATTGATTTATTTGGGTCCCATGTTGGATAAATTTCTTGACCAAATTCTTGCATAAGGGTTGTCTTACCAGAACCAGAAGACCCAACAATAACGCCTACACTAAAATTTTTAGGTAATTTTTTAGGTTTAAGCCAAGGATAGTACTTAGAAGTCCCATCAAATATACAATCGAATGCTTTTTCAGAAGCTTCAATATATTTATCCTTATTTACCGAAGATGTTATAGGTGTTTTATTCTTAATTAATTTTTCGATTAATCTATCCATAAAATAAACCTACACCCTCATAGTTTAAAGTAAACGTTTTGGTTTTTAAAAATATTAACCATATATTTGTGGTAAATAAAAAAAAATATTAAAACTATGGCAGGTATAAAGAACAAACCCGTATATTTATACGGTAAAAAAGGAAATTTTATCAGGGAATTTAAAAATTCAGTAGAATTTTGTAAAATTTTTGGATTTAATAAAAACTTTTTTGCTGTAAAAAATTCAAGAAAATAGCGAGTTTAAAAAAGATTGGTAGGGATGGAGTGCTAAAATTTCTTAAAAGGACACATAGCCCTTATGTAGGGACAGGTAAAGCAGTTTCTAACACTAAGTATAAAAAAAGTGGTGATGGTGAAGTAAAACTATTTGATTTAGATGGAGATGAAATGGCAACTTTTAGAGATTTATTTACAGCTAAGGCACTTTTACCTAAATATGCTCAATCTTTTTCTGCAAGGGTAAAAACCACAGATAGTGGTATAAAAATAGTTTATTTAAAAAAGTAAATAACTATGGTATTAACAAAAAACAAAAAAAAGTGAATTACACAACAATAGCTGGTCACAACGCAACCAGCTATTATTAAGGTATTTTATGGGTACAACTACTTAGTTGACTCAGTAAGTCTATTAATCTTTGATTCTAAATCTTTAATTCTAGACTCAAGAATAGCACTACCTTCTTTGGTTGCATTTTCAGCAATCCATTCTTTTTTCTTTTCTGCTACAGCTTCTGTAACTATGTTGTCAATTAATTCAACCAACTCTGCTTCTGCAATTTTTACAATTTTCTTAGACATGTTTTAACGTTTAAAATATATTTTATTAGTCTAATAATAAATATGTACAAAAATGTTAAAGTGTGGATTTTGGTAATATTTATCATAAAATGACTATGATGAAATTACATAATGATTGGATTATAAATGGGGTGCTTGACATAGAGTACAAACAATATGAGTTATTAACATATTTACAAAAAATAGAAAAAAAATTTGATAATTTAAAACTTTACCCTTATTTTTCTGACTTAACTAAACATTATGTTGATTTACTAGAATACAAAAAAACTAAAAAAAAGTTAATAAAAAAAATAATTTATGAAAACCTAACCATTAATGATGGTTACATTTTAAATATTGATAATTTAATCGATTTTTCATTAATAGAGTTAAGAAAAAAAATAAATTTAGGTAAATTTATTTATGATGAGGTTGAAAAATGTGTTGACATAGTGGGGATTGGACCAACGTCAGTTGTGAATGACAAAGGTTACTTTATAATCCATGATGAAACTATTGATGTTTATGGATATGAATTAAATCCACTAAACCATATTAAAACAAAAATAATTAGGTCCTACCCTAATGATTATCATTTTAGTTATGAAAATATAAGAATGGATTTAATTTGTGATTCACAAATTATTAATCCACCAACATTTCTTATTGATACACCAATAAAATACCCAATAAAAGAAACACTAATACCAATAACAAAAATACTTTTGGTTAAAGAACTTTCTCAACCAAAAATATTTTAAGTAATTGTTTTTTTTTCAAATTTTTCATTTTTGCAAAGTATGATATTGCATCATCAACACACGTTGCGTTAATTTTTTTAATGATTTCACCATTAAATAGTTTTAATACATATTCTCCCATATATGAAATATATATGATTATACACAAAAGTCCAAAGATTATGATGTATTTATTTACACATTTTATCAGCACCTTTAGAAGCCGCATACGCATCGGGCTTTATTTTAGCATCCCAACCCATACCCTTAATATAACCTAAAGCCTCACTCATTGCAACATTAGAATCATACCTTGGGTCCTGATTTATATCAGCATGAATCTCCATAGTTACACCATATAAATCTAAAAGAGGCCATATTTCATAACCAACAGCGATAGAACTACTAACCTCCTTAAGCATTCTTTGGTTAATAACCTCCTTCTCCCTATGCTTCTTTTTGTTCGTTGAAGCTTTCATTTCTTCCCAGAATGTGGTACCTAAAACCATCGCACCCCTACCAGCATAAACATCAACTTTTTCTTTTGAACCATCCCATTTTTTTTTATATTCAATACCCATATACTCACTAGTTTCAATTACAATAGCAGTTGCAAATTTATAACCAGCACCAGCCTTTTGTGAATCAGTACCAATACATACTTTAAATTCAAAACCTTTTGCTATTTCTTTTGTAAATAAGTCTTCTAAATATTCTAATAGTGGTTTATCTATTTTACCACTATTTACTCTTTTCCATGTAGTCATAGTTATTTTATTTTAATAGTTTTTTAATTTAATAACAAAACCCTCCTATAATAGGAGGGATTTACTAATACCATATTTAATTTAAAACATTTAATCAATGTTGTTTTTAAATTTAACATTAGGTAATAATTTTTTTAATTTATTATAATTTTCATCCCCTATCTCGTCTTTTTTTACAGAAACACCATAAAGGTTACCCCCCATACTTGAATCCAGATAACAAATTTCATCTGAAATATCATTAATATTATTACCGAGTAAATTAATATAAACTAAATTTTTACACTTACCAATCTCTTTAGGTATTGAAGTAAGTCTATTATTAGGTACTGACAAAACTTCAAGCTCTGGTAAAGTAAACATACTCGGTGTTAGTTCACATAAACCTAATTCTGCTAAAAATATAAATTTTGTTTTTCTAAATCTAGATAAATCTGGTAGTTTAGGTATATCTACTTGTTTAAACCTAATCGTTGGTTGGTCTTTGTCAAGTAAATCAAACAATATATTTGTAAAACCAAAACTAATTAAGTACTTAATATAAGGATTATCATTAGTCGAACCAACAAATTCTGATGCGTGTGGACTTAACTCCTCATAGAAAAAATCACCTAATACCTCAGATTTTGAAATAATATCATTATAAATATTTATGTTTGGACCATTACTCCTATCTCTTAATTGGTTACTCTCAAAATGTATTTGACACATAAGATTGTTAGGGATGTCATCTTCAACGAATTCACCATTTAAAAATTTGTTATCTATAATAATATATATTTTAGACTTATCACCACTTGGTGTTTTACGATTAGTATAATTATCAAACATACCGTTATTTGGTTTAGCTGTACACCAACTAGCAACACTATCAAATAACACACTAGCATCCCTAGTAAGTGGAATATATAATGTGAAATTTCTATCTCTAACTGGTATTAATGCTTGACCAGCATCAACAAATCTTTGCATATTTCTCTCAAACCCACTTAAATCTCTTTCAATAAATGGGTCAACAGCAACAAACAATTGCGATAAGTCTTCATATTGATTAATATTTGTTGGGTCACTAATATTTTTAAGTGTGAAGTTAGAGGTACATAATTCATTAAATAATCGTTTACGTTTATTAGTATCAAATAACTTCAAATACATATTTGCTTGAGGCAAATCCTCAGCCCCAAACCTAATTGCATCACTATTTTTGCCAGATTTAATTAACTTAGTAAACACACTTAACATCCATTGTAAATATATTTTATTTTTAGTTGGGTCGGCAACAACCATTGCTGAAAAAATACCCTCATGAATATGAACTTTTTTCTTATAAGAAATTGTCTCAGAACCATTATAAATGGTGGTTTTACTAACCACTGAATCTAATAGACCATAAATAATCTCATTATCCACACCAACCATATTACTATTAGAAGTAGTTACTTTAGTTACTTCATGCCCATTTTTAATTATCCCATCAACTAGTCCATCAACTTCATCATCTAAAAAAACGTTATATTTTTCAGCTAAGAATTTTAATCTATTTTCAATATTAACCATAAGTCATAATTTATATGTACTTTACAAATATATGAAAATAATCGTTAATAACAAAAAAAAATGTGACTAATAGTCACATTTTTTTTTTATTCGTAGAACCTTTTAAATAGGTCATCATTTTTGTATTCCATAAGTTTTCGTGAATAAACACATAATGTTGTTTTAACATCATTATTTCTATTTATAATGTCCAGTATGATATCGTTAGGGTCTCCACCCCCAGTAAGTCTATACTTAACCTCTTCGAATAAATTAACCCTATTTAATGTAATTAATTCACTCATTATTGTTTCATAAGTGTGCCACCTTTCTATGGTCTCTTCGTCAGTGTTAGCTAATGAGTTTTTTATAAATCTGTTATACATTTTATCTAGCACATTGTACGTACCAGAACCCGCTTTGATAGTAATATTAGAATTATCCATGTTACCATAAATTTAACTTTGTTATTTGATTATAAATATTAAACTAAACTTAAATATTGAAGCTTTATTAGTTAAAAATCATTTAACCTTGGATAGGATTTAACTAGATAGGATTTATTTAAAAAAAAAATTATGAGTATAATTTTATGATAATTTTTTTAACATTCTTTGAGCTTTCTCAAGTTGCTCAGGTGAACTTAAAATCTTTTCAAAAAGCTCATTCTTTTTATCAACAAATGTATCAATAGCGTCTAGTTGTTTTTTTGTGAACTTTGACTTTCCTTTAAAAAACTCTTCAGACTTTTCCATTTGTTCTTCAACAATTTTATCTAAATTTTTATTTCCCATAATAGTACAAATTTAATAATTTTTTATTTAACTATGCCTCTTCCTTTTCTTTTAGCTTAATTAATACGAATTGATAACCATTTTTATTACCCTTATAATTAAAGTTTTCCCTACTCATTAATTAAAATTCATAATCTTATTGTATAGACGCTCTAATTCTGGTGAACGTTGTTTAATTTCTTTAATTATTTCAATACAAACATCGTTTGGGTCTTCTTTATCTGTAAGTCTATACTGTAACTCTTTAACCCTAACCATATCTTTAATATTGTGCTTGAATTCAATTATAACTTGATTATACGTAACCCAAGCCTTTTTAATACTAAGTGACTCCGAACTAAGTCTACCAGTTAAGTTCTCCTCATAAAGTTTTTCCACAATAGTTTCCTCATACTTAGACTCTAAATAAGTTTCAAAACCACCATACAAATCTTTAAGTTCTTTCTTTATTTTATCCCTCAAACACATATAATTAAGTCTTAATATAGATGTTTTTCAAATGTTCAACAATCTCACCACTAGTAATGCTCAAATCCAACTTACACTCTAATTTTATAGATAATAATTCAAACAAATCAATTACACCATCATAAATCATTTGTTGGTGTAATAACCCTTGTTCTGTTTTTTCACCAGTTAACCTTGAATGATAAAAATTAATCATACTTCTTTCAATCATTTTAGATTCTTTCGGGTAGTGTGTGTTGATGAATTCTAATATTATATTCTCAATACTCATGACATTGTTATGTTTTTAGATAACCGACTAGAGTTATTTAAATCCCCCCTATACCAATCATTAATTATCTGTTGAATAAATTCATCACCTAACTGATATTTATACTTAAAATAATCGAATAATGACCTAACAGTCATTAATTCTTGACTCACTTTATTAAGTATCATCGCTTCCTCATGGAATTCACCCCCTTTTTTATATGTACCTTGTGATGGTTCATAGTTTAAATCTAAGTCAGCGACAATACGTCTAACCATAGTTTCGTGAGCATCAGATTCACAAATATAATTTTTTAATACTTTTAATTGGTTCTCTGATATTATTACTTTTGTTCCCATATTAATAAATATTTGGTTAATAAAAAAAAAACGAGGTGATTATCACCTCGTTTTTTTTTTATCATTATTATTTTAAAGAATTAATTTTATCTTGATAAACAGTTTTTGATTTTAGACCAATTAACCTATCCACTTCCTTACCATCTTTAAAGTAAATAACTACTGGAATACTTTTAACCCCGTATGATGTAGCCAATTCTGGATTTTTATCAACATTAACCTTACCAATCGCAACATTTTCATCACTTTTATTATCCAAGGTTAATTCATCAATGATTGGACCAACCACCCTACATGGTCCACACCACTGAGCCCAAAAATCCAACACTACAATATTTGTTTTTAAAACCCCATCTATGTTTGAGTCTGTAACTTCTAATGTCATATGTATTTTTTATTTTTTATTTTTTATTTTATTTGAAATAATAATATATATTTATAATTAAAAATCAATGACACCTACAACATTTATTTGGAAACACTTCTTTTCTAGGTTAATACCCCCAAGCCATCCCGCAGTTTATCAGTACGTTAAGGGTGGACACAGAAGTAAAGAAACTGCAATTAAACGTGTCACCGAAGAGGTCTATGATTATTGTAACCCTTACTGGATGGGAGATGATGTTTTTGACTTAGTATTCGTCAAAAAAGTATCTAAACAATACCTTAAGGTTATGGAACAAGAATATAAATGTGGTAACATTAAGATACGAGAAATATATTAAACTTACTTTTAATTTCTTTAACCTTTAAGTAATAATCTTCGTACTTTTTGTACTTAAAAAATTTAGCAACATATGTTGCGGACTCTTTAACCGATATACCCAATATATCAGTTACCTCACCTAAAATTGGTAACATATACATCTCAACACCCCCATAATTATTATCCTCAATACCTTTAGTAATATAATTTGTAAATAAATAATAACCATCAAATTCACTATTATTAAAAACTATAATGGATGCATCAACAATAACTAAATTAATATATTCTTCAAAAATATCCTTACTCATAACTATAAATTTTTAATTATCACCAATGACTACAACACCAAAATTTTTAAGATTCCCCTTCTCTGGTACATTAACATACATTATTTTCTCCATATCTGGAAATACCCCACCTAACTTTTTAAAGTCTAAAATATCTAATTCAGTACCATATAAATCAATAAGCTTAGACTTAAAAGTCACCACATAACCACCAAGTTCACACAATGCACCAAACGAAGATAATTCACTAAGACGCAAATCCAATGACCCATTAATATGGTATAAACGACCTAATGAATTTAAAGATTTACACCCACTAATTATAACATCCCCACTAACTTCTCTCAAATCACCAAGGGAACTAAGCTTATTATTCAATAATAAATTCAGTTTACCATTTATTAGTTGAATATTATTTAATGACTCAACTTTAGTACCAAATAAAAATAAATCCCCATTTATTTCAACCAAATTATTAAATTTTTCGAAACTTGTTGTTTCAATATATAGACTACGACAATATGATAATTTACTAGTTGTTTCAATCCTACACTGTGATACCCTAATATCCCCTTCAACGGTTTTTAAATCACCAAAATCTTCAATATCACTAGCACCAACACTTAAGTTACCATCAATTCGTTTCAACTTACCCATAGATTTCACCCCTAAAATACCATTCAAATTAATATTACCAGTAAAATATTCTCGTTTATTAAAATAATTAATTAATGTGTCACCAACCTCACTAGTTTTACAATCAAATAATCGTGAGACACTAGTGACATTAATGTTATCTAATTTATCAATTAATTTATTTTCAATTCTATCAAACATAGTACAAATATAAAGATTAAATGTTAAATAACCAAATAATTTATTGACAAATTAATTTATTTTAATTAAACTTAGGTATGAACAAAATAAATGATAAGGTAAAAAACCTAATATTAAGGTATATAAATTGTAATTATAAAGTCCTTAATAATTATATTTTTTGCAATACAGATTATAAAATATCACCAAACAAAATGTCACAATCTATTAGTCTAGCATTTGATATTTCATTAAACTCATCTGACCAAATAATAATGACTTGGTTAATAAATAATGACTATCAAAACATAATCGTTAATTGGTATCGAGTACCAGAAGAATATGATTATAAACCCAGTTGGTTTCAAACCATTGAATCTGGCACCTATACCTACACAACTAATAATAGTAATTATATTATGGGTGTAGATGCAGCAATTACAATCGACCAACATATTGTTTTAACAACCCAAGCATAATTAAACACCATGGAGTTCATTAATAATTTCTTCAATTTCATTTATCTTATCAGACAAATCTGGATTTGAACCCATAAAACCCTCAAAAACCCTCCAATCCTCAATAGAGGTAATACAGTTAGTTAATAACTTGTTGTTTTCAAAATCATTGTAATCTTCATGAACTTTTTTTAAAACAACAGCGGCTTTATGTAGTTTTTTTATTTTATCTCGATATACCATTAAATCAACTTTTTTCATAAAAAAATATTTTAAACAAATTTAGGGTATTAGTTTGATTTTGACAAGTATTTTAATATATATTATCTAATATGAATAATATAGATGAATTTTCTATGAAAATTATGTTAGATTTTCTTCAAACAAATTTTCCAGTAAAAAGATTAAAAGACGGTAGACGTTTTAGACGTGGTATTGTATTGGACAGCGGGTTTATTGGTAGACAAAGTATTAAAACCTACATGGCACCAAAATCTGAACGCAGACGAACATTCATATTATTATCTAAAATATTAGAAGATGTGTTTGGCATCCCTAAATACGAAATAAATACTGTTCTAACCATATACTTAAATATAATATAACAAAATTATTTTTTCTTTTCAAAAGTTAATTCACTAAAATATTTTACATTATTACCATCAATACTCCCATATGTCTCTTGGACATAAAAGTTAGCTTGATTATCCGTACCATTAAGGTACGCTGATATAGGTCTAGAACTACCACCTAATTTTTGAGGACCAAACCCATTTTCAACTATAGTCATATTACTAGTAGTTAAATAAAACCCATAGGGTTGTATACTATCATTATTTAACCAAAACTCACCAGTATTAGGTATGGTAGGTGGTGCAATAAACGTCCATGTGGTCGAATCTTTAACAATTCTTTCAAAATCAAATACCACACCCTCATACCTTAAACTAGATACTGTTTTATTGTTGTCAAAATGCCCGTAAACAGTTTTTTCACCAGTATCTAGATTATCAATATACATTTTCCCATCCACTAATAACCATTCCCCAAACACAGAAATTGTACTATCAACATTTTCTACTTGTACTATAGGTTCAACATTAGGTGTTATAATCTTTTTTTGACAAGAAGTTAAATTGATAAATAAAAATAAACCTAATAGCACTAATAATTTTTTCATTCTGTTAATTTTAAATGTTAATGTGTGACAAATATAAGTAAATTAATTTAATCTACAAAATTTTTTAATAAATTAATTTACTATTAAAGACATTTAATTGTGATTTAGTAATTATCCACCGATGAATACTTGTTTATAAATAAAAAAGTATGTACCTTTGTGTTAATGGAAAATTTAGATAAAAGAAATACTGGGTTTTTAAAAGACTTATTAAAATATGGTAAAACTGGTGAAAAAGACATCGCTAGTTTTTTTAAATCCAGAGGTTATACAATTAATAAGACTAAAAATGATAGTAAATATGATTTTAAAATGACCAAAAACGGTAAAACAAAAACCGTTGAAGTTAAATCCGATTATAAATGTATAACACCATCAATACCGTCACTACCAACTAAAGATACTGGTAATATATTTATTGAATACCAGTCTTGGGGTAAAGCTGGTGGAATTGAGGCAACAGAAGCGGACGTATTTGCTTACATGTTTGGTGCCCTAAAACCTAGAGAACTATGGTTAATATCAGTATATGATTTAAAAGAATTGATTAAAAATAATAATTTCATCACCACTAAAGATTCTGGTGATGAAGGTAGTGACACGGAAGGATATTTAATACCAAGATGGGAACATTTTAATTCATTCGCTGTGTACAAAGAAATAGATAATTTATGGAAGATACAAAAAAACCAAAATTAACAATAGAATTGGTACCCACAACTTGTTTTTTTTCTAATGTTAGAAGTCAAATACCAAAAAAAGAATGGGATAGACTGCGTAAGGAATCATATAAGAACGCCAAATATAAATGTGAAGTTTGTGGTAGTACTGGATTAGAACAAGGCTATAAACACGCCCTAGAATGTCACGAAATATGGTCATATGATGATGAAACCAAAACACAAAAGTTAGAGGGTTTAATTTCATTATGTCCAAGATGTCACCAAGTAAAACATATTGGTAGAACAACAATAATTGGTAAGCAAGCGGAAGCTTTTAAACAGTTAGAAAAAGTTAATGGGTGGGACCATAAACAAGTTGTGGATTATGTTGCTGAAGCGTTCCTTACACATCGTTGGCGTTCTAATTGGGAATGGAAACTAGATATAAGTATGCTTACTGAGGTTTACGGGGTTGATAAAAAAATAATTAAGGAAGGGCGTTAATTATTTTTTTTAATATCTTTTAACGTGTTTTTTAATATATCACTATTATTAAAAACTTGTATGTGTTCATCAACGGTACCATTCTTTTTATAGTGTGGTAAAACAACTAATTCAAAATGTTTTACTTGTTTCCTATACCACATACTATTTTCACGCATAAGTTCCTCGTATGAATACTGTGTCACCAACCATCTACCAAATAAAACCATCTTAACTTCCTCCATATCTAATAATTTTTTTACACTTATTTAGTTGGATTATACGCTTTATAACTAGCAACCAATTCATCACCAGCCTTTATTTTTTTAATCGTTCTAATCATCAAAACTTCAACTTGATACTCTTGATGAAATCTCATAAAATTTTCAATATTAGGGGTTTCCGAATGATTATAAAACCCACCCAAAGGTAAGCGAATTAACCCATTATCCCACCTAGAATCCTTAACGTGAGTAATCCCTAATTCAACTCCAATATCAATATCTTCTACTGCAAATAATCCTAACCCATCAATATCACTACTCTTAATGGTTAATTGTCTCGGTAACGGTCTATACATAATTTATCTTTTTTTTTTATGACCCAAACTTTTCTGGGTAATTATCTATTAAATTTTTAAGTATTCCTTCAAACTTACACACAGTCTCATAATCTAACCCAGAAATTGCATTGTAAGTCCTAATATCATATAATGAAATCATAGGGTTATTCTTACCCATATTTAACCCATTGCGACTAACATCACTAGGTTTCTTATCCTCAGCAGTCGTACCTTTTAACTGGTGCCATAAATCTTCAATACTAATTGAAACTTCACCAGTTTTCATCCCTTTTAACTTTAATATTACTTTTTGCTCACCACTAATTGTAATATTTATTTCCCTATCCCCAATTTTAACACTTGATTCCCTTATTAAATCCTTTACTAATTTAGTTGCCATATTACGCTCTTAATTTTTCTAATAATTCTGAAAATTCACCATAGTAATCCCTAGTATCAAATTCATCTGGGTGAATACTCTTAAACTTAAAATACATCTCATTGCAAACACTAAAGTCCACAATCTTTTGGTACTCCTTTAATTGTAAACCAAAGTGTAATATTCTCAATGCGTGGAACATCCCCTTTTTAGCCCTATCCTTGAACCCAGACTTAGCTTGTTGGTTAGCAACGTGACGACTAGAAGATGCCTTAGAAATAATCTTCTTAATCATAGTCTTTGTATCCCAGTTAGTAACCTTGAAGTCCCAACTATTTTTAAGCACAATATCGTCAGGTAATGACAAACACTCTAATGAGGTAACGTCATAATCATTTATTGCGTTAATGAACCCACCTCTGGAATAAACAACACCTTGAATTAAACCATCCACACTAGTTAATGGTGAAGTTAACTTAAAGGAACCATCACCTAATATCCCACTTTTCATAATGATTATGAAATCACTATCCGACTTAGAATCAGCCGTACCATACACTTGACTCCCATAAGGAAAAATAGATAATACTTCACCCTTAATAGAAAGCTCATTTATTATCTTATCTGAATCTATCATAAATTAGTTTTATTTGTTTTAACATCATCACTATTGTACTTAAATAACCATAAACAATTACGTTATAAAATATAAGAGGATTTACTTTGCCTTAAAATCTCTTTTTCTATAACTTTTGGGAAATCACTCCAACCCTTTTCATTTAACATATTTAACTCTTTAGCATATCTTCCATGCATAGAGTTTTCTTTATTTACTTTTATAAAGTAATAACAAACACCATCATAGTAGTTTATTAACTTAACTTTTTCACCTTCTATGTTGTATATTTTTTCGTCTTTACTTTCTTGTAATTTCATATTGTTCTGTTTTTATTTAATCCGTTAAAAATATAACCATATTAGAGCGCATTAAAACACATAATAACATTGTGTAAGTAAACATAAAATTTACTTAACAATAATATCTTGTAGTTTTTCAATTCTATTTAGCCACTTATCACGCTCATAGATATTGCTGCCAACCGCATAAATAAACCTTATACCTTTTTGTTTTACTAACATTTCTTTTCTTAACTCATACTTTACGACTTTTTTACAGCAAAAATCTATGAGCTTTCTAACTATCCATTGTTTCATAATCGTAAATTTTTTGTTTCTTATACTTAGCGTTATACACCATATTCACGATAATAAACCTTCCCATCTTTTTTGTTTTTTAGATTAACAGAGAATTTACCATCAGTACATTCTACATCCCAATCTTCATCTTTCTCTTCTCCTTTTGCTCTGTTAAAAAACAAAAGTCTATTGCAGTCACAAGAGTAGTTGTTCTCTTCCCAATTAAAAACAGATGGGTGCTCGTCACCTATTTCTAAAATTTCGTGGGTTTCAAATTCTCTTATTTCACCAGTATCGTTTTTCCTAATTTCAGCAATGCATTCTACCCGAATACAGTTTTTTATTTGGTGACTTTCTTTTTTTACCACTATCCAATCCATCTATTTTTAAATTAAGTTTTATAAAAATACGGTGCATAACACCCTTCTTTAAATTCATTCATAATATAATACTTTTAAAATACTCTATTCATTCCACCAGTGCGTTATTCCCACTTCTTTAGCATAGTAACACCAAGTGTTGTGGTCGCTTACCATTGTAATACCTTGTGTGTCATTTTCATAACACAATAAAAATTACTTACGTTCCTCTACTTTATATCTGTTGCTTAAAATAGAATAGGCTTCTAATTCTGATAGTTCATATTTTCTAACCATACTTAGCAATTCAAAAATATCGTTCCATTGTTTAAGTTGCTTACCTATTGTATTTCCTTCAATCTTTAATTCTTTCTTTGTTAATTTTCTTATATCGCTCATATTCGTAATTTTTAAAACACTTCATACAATCGTCCGTTATGCTTTATAAAAAAACCAATAAAGCAAACTAACACTAATTTAGGTAGAACTATATTTTTTCCCACCCAAATTGTGTGGTGTAACAGTATTTATCAAAAAAACACAAACCCCAACCATCCACTTTTATACCATCTTGTAGAGCAAATAACCCACACTCAATAAAACCTAAAATCTTAAACGTTTTTATCCCTTTTTTCATCTTAAAAGTGCCTAACATATAAAATATAGTTAGGACTTGTTTAATTATTTAAGTGTATTACAAGCCACACTTAATAGCTTATTAATCAACAACCTTAGTTTCTATACCACAAATCATATATTTAAATTTAATGTCGCAATAGCATCAATCTTGAAATGCGAAATAAACTTATTGAAGTAAAATTTTTTACCACCAACAGTTTTGTAATTCGACTTGTAAGTAATCTCACCCAACCTAACATTACATGAACCAACACTAACATCCTTTGACAACAACACACCCCTGTGTGGTGGGGATGAATGCCATGAGTAAACAATATATAATAACGCATAATCAATAATCGATGGGTCATCGGTACCACCCAACGGTGCTGAATAAGAATCCCCATAATAATCCCCTAAGAATTTATTAAATGAATCTAAGTCTGATTGAGTAGAAGCTAATGTAAATTGCCTAGTAACACACTCGTAAGTATTTGTGCCAGAATGCATCAAACTATCATTGAGAAACATGTTAATCGTATTAACCTTTGAAATAATATGTAACTCAGAATCGTACACTAATGGCACAACACCATTCGCAACCCTATATTCGTTAACGTAATCAAATAATAATGAATCTTGTCCGAATGTACTCACCGTAATCAATAAAAATAATACTAATAATTTCATATCTGTTAGTTTTGTTTCACAAATATAATAACAATAACTAATATAACCAAATAATTTCCCCATTATTTTCTAAATAATTACTACGTGTTTAATACATAATTCACCCACACACTTAATCCCCATTCATATATTTTTTTAATTTATTTTTTAGGGAAGAAGGGGGCTGGGGGATGAAGGGTCCGTTTAGGGCGGCATTACATAAAAAACCGCGATTCCAGCCAATTAGAGCGGTTTTTTAAATCCTCGATTCCTTAACCCTATCCACATTTTAAATAAGTATATACTTACTTATATTTTTTTAAACCAAAATTTCTTCTTAGGTAATATCACCATAAACATCTCCTTAGTCCCAATAGGTGAATCCCCAACCAATGTAGGTAAAATAGGTGCGTCAACCCCAGTCTTGTCCCCTAAAGCCTCATATTCTAATATAGCACTATCATATATAAGCTTCTTATCATTGTAAAGGTCAACCCTATCTCTCCACTCCTTATACTGTGTTTTGAAATTACCCTGATGAACCAATTGATACTTTTCCGTATTATCTACCGTAAAATTAAATAATAAAGTGAAAGGGTTGGCAAACTTACACGTAGGATTAGACACAATCGTCTTACTACCCCTAATTATATGCTTCTCAGAACGAATTTGATAATACTTACTTATCCTACCTAGTAATTTACCATACCATATCGATAATCTACTCCCACCTATTTCTCTTTTATTTTCTTCCATGTTTTAACCTATTATTAATTTATATTTTTTTTTAACCTATTATAACAGTACCACTAAAATCCCACCCTGTCATTAAACAATGACTATCGTACGCATAATAAGTATGACCATCTGGTGACATGAACTCAACAGTATAGTCAACAATTTGACCATCATTGTGGTGCTCACCCTTATAGGATATGTTAATCTCCCAGTCAGTTAGTGAACTTATATCTAAACCAAATTCCTCTTGAAATATTTCTATATATATTTCATCAAATACCAATTCACCACTATCATATGCGAATAACAAACTATTTAATTCACTACCTCTGAATACTATAGGAAATGGTGGCTTAGCAATAACTTCTTTTTTGCTGGTGGACCTAGTTCTTTTAATTTCAATATGTTTTAATATTTCATGCATCTCTAATTCGAATACGGTTTTATTCAAATAGTTTTTAACCCTCTTTTTAATCTTAGTAGATTTAAATAATTTTAACTGCTTCTCTAACCATATATCAATTTCTTTAATACCATTAATGTAGTATTCCTTTTCATAATGAGTATCACCCCCATTACCAGTAGTAAATGTTAAATCATGATAATATTCACTTAGATTATCAAAATAATATGAAACAGAATGTCTATAATCGTTATCACTTAATAAATCCTTATTAAGATACACAGTTTTTGAATAACCCTTTTTTGGTGTGAAGTTTTCTGGGGCTTCATTCCACTCTTTAATTACCTTATTCGCAATACGCTTAATTTTTTTAACATCTTTAATTAATTTCTCAGATAACTTGGTAAGAACTTCTTCAACAACTTCATCAACGTTTGGATAGTCAATTATTTTAAATGTTGCACCATGTATATCTAACTCAATTAATTTAACCCCCATCTCTGGTTGGGTCATGCTTGATTTAATTCCTTTTGTTTCCTTTAGAATATTGAATGTTGGTTTCAATATAAAGGGTTTATTAATGTTTCTTATAAAATCCATATTGCAAATATAATGATTATTATATGAAAGACCAAATATTTTTTACCAAAAATTTCTAGAAAATTTTTTTTTAAAAAGAGGTAACTTATATTTTTTACCAAAAATTTCTGAAAAATTTTTTTTTAAAAAAGGGGTAACTTATATTTTTTTGCCAAAAATTTCTGAAAAATTTTTCTGTGACATCATGTGCCCTATTTTAGGGTCGCCACGGAGGGGGGTATAAGAGGGTTTACGGGGGGAGGGGTACGGGGGGAGGGTCTACCCACCCTCCCTACGTCATTATCCCTTATATATCACCTAATTAATTATTAATATATACAAATAAATCCACACATATTTTGTGTGGATTTATTAACATTGTATTATTATTAACTTATATTGTTACACCTTGTAATTTTAATTCGTTAATTGAGTTAAAAGTAAATCGTCTAATTTTATCGTTTCTAAGGTTAGCAAGTTTTTTTATTTCTTTTTTTGCTAATGTTTTTGGTCTACTATTTACATTCGGGTAAGTACCTTTAACTAAAATTGTTTTTCTCTCACACACACCACTAACAAAAACCTTTCCACTCTCCTTGTTTTGTTTAATTCCTTTAGCAAGAGTAATAAAAGCGTCAGTTTGTCCATCAGAACGTCTTATTGTACTATCTCCGTCCTTTCTAAGTTGTTCTTTTTCTGTTTCTGTTGCAGTAAGTTTAGCAAGGCTAGTAAGTAATTCAGAATAAGCTTTCGTTGCTACCTCTTCACCGTATTTTTTAATAACAGTTTTAATGTTTAATTGTTTAAGTGTTTCAAGGTCTTTATTTAACATATTAGTGTAGTTATACCCTACTAATAATGTTTGGTTACTTATTTCCCCTTTAGAGTTCTCGTAACCTCTCACACCAACGAATGTTGTACCGTTAATAGTTTTAGCCGTTACTAATGCTTTAATCCCTCTAAGTGTTTCTTTTAATGTGTTCATAATTTCTATTGTTTTAATTTGACATTACAAATATAATAAACTTTTATATATTTACCAAACTTTTTTGTAATTAAATTACATAAATTTATATAATTCTTTTTCAAATTCTTTTTCAGCTTGTTTTTTAATTAGTTTGTATTTAATACGACTACCAATTAGTAAAACAATAATAAATAATAATAATAGGGTCACCATAATTAACGTTTATTTGTTTTGTTTGGAATCATTGGGGCTAACATACCCATCCAAAATAATGAACTGAATACGAACCCACAATACCAATCCATTGGGGTTGTTGGCATCACACCAAAAGCTGTTGTGAATACTGCTAATAAAATAACGCTTAGAAAATAAATAAATAACATTGACTTCATAATATATATTGTTTTAATTTGACATTACAAATATAATAAACTTTTATTAATATTCCTAATTTATATACTATATTTTTTCAATATTATTTGTTTTAGTGTTTAATTTATAATTGTTATCACTTTCATTGTAAGGTTTATTTTTACTCCACATTGGGTAGAAACACCCACTATAATATCTAACACTATACACTTTATTACCAACATGAATATTACAATCTCTATATTTAGAAATATTCATTTGGTCGGCTAATTCCGTTGTATAAACATGCCCATTTAATTTCTTAAATTCACCATCACCCCAATTTTCAATACCTCTAGCAGTTATTAAGCCATTAGTGTATAATTTTTTCCAATCTATTCTAGTTAATTCAGTATCCATAATTTTATGTGTTTTAATTTGACATTACAAATATAAGAAACTTTTATATATTTACCAAAGTTTTTTGTATGTTTTTTTATTTTATTTTAAATCACTTTTTATTTGGTGGATACAAACATTATGCTTATATTTGTATTGTTGATATAAAAGTGAATTGGGCTGAGTTAAATCTTAGAAGAGTAGACTCCAACCTACCTTATATTTTTTTTGTGTAATAAAAGTCGTATAAAAATTAGGTTTATTGGATTATTTTTTGTACCTTTACATATTATACACTATACTAATATTAGTATAATTAAATCACCCAACATAAAACAATCTCATAATTTTATGTTGGGTAATTAGTTATTTAGTCTTCAACAAATTTAATTGTATCGTAATCAATAGAGTTTTCTAACACATCAAAATCGTATAGGTTTGTGTTTAGTAGTTGGAAATAACATTTAACACTTTCGACAATTATATAGTAATAGTTTTTAGTAATATTATTGGTGCTTACTGTCACTATTTTATTAATATTATTTTTATTACTTTTGTTAGCCATACCAAACACACCACCAAGTGTGTTAATCACTTGTCCTTTACAATTTGGGAAAACAATAAGGTCGTGTTTAGTATTTCCATATGGTTCGGTACATTTAATATCTTTAAAGAATTGCACTTGTTTTACTGTTTTGAATGTTTTGTTTGACATAATTTTAATTATTTTAATTTAACATTACAAATATAAGTATAATATATTGAACTACCAAATATAATACTGTTTTATTTACATTTGTGTGCACAAATGTGTACCTAAGCTAATACTATTTTCTTAGTTTTTGCCATAGTGGTGTAATTTTAAATTAACATTCTCTAAAGATGTTTTGATGTCTTCTAACTGCGAAGTGTAAGACCATTCTGTATCTTCTCTACTAATAGCCTCTATGCCTAATTCTACTTTTTGTAGAATACTTTGTAGTTCTTTTAAAGCCTCTACTTTTACTTTACTATTATTTGTTGCATCTGTAATGCAGTCTAATAAATTATTAGTCATAATTTCTTTGTTTTAATTATCTATACGTCAAATATAGTAAATAGTTTGTAAATACAAAAGAAGTATTCAAAAAAAATACCGTGATGTAGATAACACGGTATAAAACGCCATTAAAACAGGCGTTTATACTCAACGTTATAGGTAATAGAGTGAGCGTTCTTTTACCTTATTGAGACCTCTATGGTTTTTTAAGTAAATGTCATTATCTATTATCACCAAAGCCCCTATTATATCTATTCCCCCATGTTCTGTTTCTCCACTATAACGACTACCTATAACAAAGTGTAAAACACCATTGTCATAAGTATTAATTGCTATTCTATCAGTTCCTATCAGTTCCATTAATTCAATTTTTCAAAGTCAGTGGGTAAAATCCCACCGATTTCATATTATCAACGTTATATGCAATTACAATTCGTCAAATTCATAATCTACTGCATCAGTTGCATCTAAACTAAATTTATACAAAGGTTTCTGTAAATCGTTAATATCAAATATCAACTTTCTATCAATTGAAATTATATATTCACCTTGTTGTAAGTTGTCCAGTATTCCTTGCTCAATATCTTGCTCTACCTCTGTTTCAGTATGGTAGTTGTATATTGTCATATCAAATAATCCGTTAATGCTAAATTCTATTGCCATAATATTTCTCTTTTTTTATTGTTAATTAAAAAGCATATAACACTAGCTATATGCCATACTCGTTCCTCGTTCAGCACATAGCCAAACCGTTATATGCAATATACACAAGGTAACACCTCAACCGAATCAGAAGCATCTTCCAATATACTTTGGTCTATTTCATCTGAAAATGTTGGTGAGCCAAAGTTATCA